GGCGTTCTAAAGAGAACAAGTATGTTACAACAGTTACAAGCACAAGTTGAAGAACAAGAAGGAAAAATTAAAGAGCTGGAGGGAGACCTACAAACAGCTCAAAGAGAATCCACAAATGATAGAAAACGAGTGGAAGTAGAAAAATTCAAGACCAAGTTAAATAAGTCAGCTAATAAAACAGAGCAAGCATCGAGTATGTTTGAAATGAGATTAGGAGATGAATTAAATAAGGTCAAAGAAGAAACTAGGGAAATCGAATCAAACCAACAAAACCCTGTTGCCGTTACATAACGAATAGGGGAAAGGATAAAAGATGATTGAAGAACAAGAAGTCATTGCTGTTGAAGACCCATCAATCCCAGAGGAAAACCTCATGTGGGATGAAGGTGCTGAGACAAATGACGTAAGTGAACCCACTGAGCTTGAGCCAATGGAGCAAGCTCACCTCAACGAAAATAATGTTGAGGAGATGCCAGAGAATATTGAAGAAGGCACTGAAGAACAGCGCTATCAGTATTGGCAATCAAGGTACGACCAAAAGGCAAGTGAATTTGATAATATGAGTCAAAAACTGGAAGATTATGAAAAGATTGCTCCAATTGCGGAGTATATCCAATCTAACCCAGATGTTTTGAAGTCAGTAGCATCTTCACTTTCTGGTGATAACCCAGGGGTTCCCTCGCAAGAGAAATCTATGGAATTACCACAGAAACCAACTCGTCCAACCAAACCAACTAACTATGACGCTACTGAATCTGTAATGGATGCAGATAGTGACTCGTATAAGTATAGATTAGCAATGGAAGACTTTCGTGATGGCATGATTGACTACCAAGAACAGCGTGAAGCTGTTGCGATGAATCAGTTACAAGCAAAAGAAGCTGAGATTGCCGAACGGCAAAATGCTTACCAAGCAGAGCAAAATAAAAATGCTATGTTAGGTCAATTAACTGCTGAATATGGCTATACGCCAGAAAAAGCACAAGATTTTGTAGAATACTATTCATCTCCTGAATCTATTACTCTAGATAACTTAGTTAATCTAGACAAGTTGCGTTCTGCTCCCTCACAGCAAGAGGTAGCTACTCGACAGAAAGCTCAAACAATGGCAAGTCGTTCTGAAATGGCAAAGGTTCCAACTCCAGCAGGTATAGCCTCTGGCAAGGCAGAGCCTCAGTACACAGATGAAGACTACTTTAATATGGGTTTGATGGAGAGCAAACGATAAAGGAAAACTTACTATGGCAAACGTAGCAAGTGTAAATACTGGCGCTAAGAATCTTGGCGGTAGTGGTGTATTATACACCGATAGAAGGGATTTCTATATCAAGCCGAATGTTGTTAAGGAACTTTGGACTGATGTAACGCCTTTTACCACTGTGATTGCAAATCAAAATACAATCTCTGGTATGAGTGACCCTACGTTCAAAATGTTTGAACACAGAAATCCTTGGGTAAACCAAACTCTAACATTAGGTACAGGTAGTGCAAATATTGCTCCTGGTGCTGATTCTGCTCTTTTAAAAGTAAAATCATCTTCTAATGTTGGTGGTGCAGGCTCTCACTGGATAGGCTTAGAAGTTGACATTGCAACAAGTGCTAGCGTTTTGTTAGGACAGGGTGTTATTAAATCATATGACTCTGATTTTGATGATGGTGGTGGCGGAACCGAACCTGGCGTTGTAATTACAGTATTAAACTCATACGATGCAGGCGGTATTGACTTTGCTGATGATTGTGTAGCTACTGTAATTGGTAACGCACACGGTGAGGGAACAAACTCTCCAGAAGCATGGTCTGATGATTTGTCCGTTGTCTATAACTCTACTCAGATTTTCAAAACACCTTTGGAAATCACGGGTACTCTTCTTGAAGCCTCGCTTCGTGGTGAGTCTAAAGAGTTAGCTAGACTTCGTACAATGAAATCTCAAGAGCATAAAATACAGAAAGAAAGAGCTTTTCTATTTGGAGCTAATCCAAAAGGAATAAGCGGTGGTTTTACTGATATTGAAGCTGTTGCAGACGCAGGCGGTAAAGCCCTTCGTTCAACAATGGGTATTGTTTCAGCATTGAAAAAATACGGAACATCAACTGATGTTGATGCTCAAAACGTATTTGCTTCAACTGATATTGATACATATCCAGAGTTTGTTGACGCAATGGAAAAGATATTCCAATATGTACCAACAGCAGGAGTTAAAAAAGCTTTTGTTGGCCCTGGTGCTTTAGGATTCTTTTCTAAGCAAGGCGGTGGAAGTGCTGATACAGGTTGGGCTAAAGGCTCAAGCTGGACAGTTAACTTAGGTGACATGAAGCGTGATTCTTTAGGATTCAATTACAGAATGCTAGAAACACCTCATGGAATGCTTCAGTTAATTCCAACACCTGCTTTAAGGTATAACTACAGCAAACATATGCTTATTGTTGACGAGGAAAATCTTTTCCACGCACAATACAGAGCGCCTCAGTTTCAAGCCTCAATTCAGGCTAATGACTATGATGGTGTTAAAGACCAGTATATGTCTGATGAAGGTATTGGTATTTCGTTACTCGAAAGCCATGCCTTAATGGTTACTCCGTAATAACGGAAAAATAACAACGGTGGGGAGCGCTTTTTGCTCCCCACTTGTGAGGAACTATGGCAAATTTTAGAGTACAAATAGAAAACTTAGCTGGCGCAAGCTCATTCAATTCAGCTCAAGAAGAAGCAGATTATACAACTATGTTGGATAATTTCTTACTTCAATCTGCACGCAATGTATTAGATGTATTAGATGATTCATACATTAACCAAAATAATATAGTAGCTACTGTAAATAGCAGTTCTGGTTATGATGTTACTAATATGAAGCTAAGTAAAGTATTAAGAAACGGAGTTGGCTGTGTTGAGGTTCCATTAGAAATGGAGTCAAAAGTTCAAGCAAATTCTAAAAGTATTTATGAGCCTACAATTAATAGCCCAGTTTTCTATATAAAAGGTCAAACAGCTACTGGTGCTAAATTATTTATTTATCCAGTTCCGACTGTTTCTGAACCTGGAGAATTATTTTTCTTAGCAATTCCATCTACTATATCAAATACATCAAGCTCAATATCAAATTTTCCTGACCAAGCTGAATATGCTGTTGTTTTAGGTTCTGCTGTTAGAGTTATTCAACATAAAATGAATAAGTTACTTCATGATGATGAAGATGTTGAATTGGCTCAAGTAATTCAAATGGAGCTTCAAACTTTAAATCAAATGTATATGGTTGAGTTAGCTCAATTAAATGGAATGCCAATAACTAAACAACCTGAAGGAGAGCAGACTTAATGGCACAAATACCTTTTACTACAACTAATTCTCCTGATTATGGATACGGCTTAACTCAAGAGCAGATGATAGAATTAATAAGAACGCATCATCCAGCTATGTTAGAGAATGAAGCAAGAGTTTATTTAAATCAAGCGCTGAGAGAATTCACAAAGAAAACAAAAATTTTAAGAGGAGTCTTTACTAAAGCAATTACTGCTAATACAAGATGGTATCAGATAGATGATGAAATTGTGTCAATTAATATCGTTTATTTTGATGATAATAGGATAAAAAGACTTCAAAGCGTTCCAGAAAAGGATGCAGTATAATGGCAAAGGTATATTGGCTAGATAAAGATGCTCTTGCTGTTGCAGATGAGAGCAATGGAAATTTAACTGGGCCAACAGCGGGAACTTTAACAATTCATGCTTCAAGGCATGATTCCCCATTTGTTGGTGCTACTACTGGAGCTGAGAATACAAATAATGTTAAGGTTGAGATTGGAATGAGTGAGTCACCTAACATCCCTGTTGAATTCCATGAGGCTCTTTGTTATAAAGCCATAGCTCATGGTTATGAAAAATTAGGAGATATAAAACAAGCTCAGTACTTTCTTGGAAAATTTGAAATGGCGTGTGCAGAAGGAAAGAAAGAGGCTAATTCACATAAATCAGAAGAAAGTTCTGTTGTCATAATGGGTGCGGAATTATAATGGATATAAGACCCGCTAGTATACATCAGTATGGAGAAAATAAATGGGAATTAGCTAATTCTAAATGGGGCAATGCCCAAGGATATCAAGGATTAACTATAGGTGTAGTTAAAAAAATAAACACTGGTCAGTCTAGTTTAAAATCTGATAATCAACAAAGTTCAAACTTGAGAGCAATATAATGGCATTAGCAGGAAAGCAAATTAAAAATACTTATAAGGATATCTTAACAGTCAACTCTGGGACAGATAACCAAGGTATAGAATCTTCTTTAAAAACAGTTTCTGATGGAGAAGGGGTAGCAACAGCAATACAACTTTCTACCACAACATTAAAAATACCTTCGGGTAAAACTTTAGAAATAGCTGGTACTCTTAACAGTATTGATGCAACACTTACTGGCGATTTAACAGTTGGTGATGATTTAACTGTTACTGATTTAATTAGCGGTAATTCATTAGCGATATCTGGCAGTGCGACAGTAGGAGGCGGTTTTGGTAGCACTGGAGTTACATTGGCAACAAACGGAGATATATCAACAGATGGTGATATTGTTTGCAATGAAGTAAAAAGCAGTTCTGGAGCTGTGACATCTACAGTAACAGATGCGCCTAAAGTTAAATTAACAAAAACTAATACTGATAATAAGATAGCATTAACGGTTGTGGGCGATGATTCTAATGATAAAGAAATACTAGAAGTTAAAGAAGATGGGGCAACAACAATTAAAGACAAAGCTGGCGATACTAAATTGGAAGTAAAGTCTAGTGGTACAGTCAAATATAAAGCAAAAACTACAACAGAATTAAATGCTCTCACTGGAACATCTGGTGAAATTGCATTTGATAGTACAATAGGTGCCTTTCGTATATGGCAACCATAATCACAATAAAGGAGAATGCACATGAATAAGCTAACTCAACAGGAAATGGAGTTCGTAATTCAGGCTATCGCAAATACGCAGATTCAAGCAAAGGATTCTGCATTTGCACAAGGTGTTCTTGAAAAACTAGGAGCTTCTTATCAAGAAATGATAAAAGCATCTGACAAGAGCGACAAGAAGCAGGCTGATAAAGCGAATTCGAAACAAGCGAGCGCTTAATAAATGAGCTGGAAAAAACTCTTAACGGAAATACCTCCAGCTAGTGACATAGCATCTTCCCCAGCAACGGGGAAGGTGCTAAAGGTTGGTAGCAGTGGAGCATTAGAATGGGCAACTGATGCTGGGGGGTCATTTACGACCTCTGGAACTGTTGCATCCTTTATAGGCACTAAAACATCAGTCCAAACTCAATCATCTGGGGCATCTGGTTCAGTATTAGAATTATTAAAAGATTCTCCATCCCCAGCAAATAATGACGCTATCGGTCAAATAGAATTCACTGGTAATGTTTGGGATTCTAGTGAATCTGAATTAGATGGTAATAATGTTTTTGGTTTAATTAAAGCCATAGCTACAAATGTAGAAAGTGGTTCTGAATCTGGTAAGATTGATTTTCAAACATATACTGCTGGTAGTAATGCTACTAGACTATCTATTTCTGACACTATAACTCCATCAAGTCATATAATCCCATCAGCAGATAATACAATTGATTTAGGTAGTACTACTGATAAAGATTTTAGAATGCTTTATACTAGAGGCATTGATATATATAATGAAAGATTAAAGTTAGGTTATTACAATTTAAAAGCTACATATAAAGACCATGCTAGTGTTGGTGATGGACATGAATTTTCTCATAGAGGAACTGTGGCTATGCAGATTGGAAAGCCAAGTAGTACTTCCCCTTATGTTGGAATTGGTACAACAAATCCAGGTTCAATACTCCCCAGTGGTTTTGGAAGTGGTAATTTACTTGAAATAAAGTCTGCATCAAATACGGATTCATCAGGTCTTTTACTAACTCGTCTTGATGGTGCAACTGCATCACATATCTGGCATAATGGTGCTAGTCACGATATGTATATAGACAATAAATGGACAAATGATGATGCCGATATTTTCCTTAGAACAAAAGGTAGTTCTACAAGAATGACAATAAAAGGTTCAGGCAATATCGGGATTGGGAATACTGCACCAGATGAATTATTACACATAAAACAAACTGGAAATGACTTTACAACTATAAAAGTAGAAAGTACTGCTAACCATGCTGATGCTGGTTCAAATATTCAGTTAACAAGCGATGATGGAAGTAGTTGGTTTGTTAATCATAGTACTTCAAGAACAATATCCAGATATGGACATCAACTTGGTGGATATACAGAAATCTTAGGTCAAGACTCAGCTAATGGTTTAGCAATCGGTACTGGTACTACTAATACAAAAATTATTTTTGGTGTTAATAATACTGAAAAAATGACAATTAAAAGCGAGGGTGTCGGTGTTGGAACAAATGCACCAAGTACTCAATTTCATGTAAAAGCTGACGCAACTGGTAATTATGCTAGTCAAATAATAAATGTTCATTCTAATGGATTAGGATTAATGGTTCGAGGTGGGGCAAGTAGTGCATCTAATATTGTTCTTGGATTACAAAATAGCACACAAGCCACAGTATGGAAAGCACATTTAGATGGTAGTACTTATCAAGCTGGTTTTGCTGATGTAGCAAATTTAAAAATAGCTGGTGGTCAAGGCACAGATGGACAAGTATTGACTTCAACTGGCTCTGGAGTAGCTTGGGAGGATTCTAGTGATGGTGGTTTGTGGGATGTAGCTGGTGGTATAGAATTTACAACTGCTGGTAATAAAACAATTACTCATCAAGTATCTGAAGCAGACATTCATTTTGCAATTAGAAAAGCTAGTAGTGTGTATACAATAATGACTCTAGATGGTAGTGACCAAAGAGTTGGTATTGGAACAACCTCGCCTTCTTCGACTTTGCACGTTCAAGGTACTGGTTTAATAAAAAATAGTGGTGCAGATTCTCAGTTTATTGTAGAAGCTCCAGGTGGTTATGATGCAAGACTTATTCTAAAATCTGATGCTGGTGGAGCTAATGAAGATTGGTGGCAATTCAGAGCAGATAATGACCAAAAACTTTACATTAGAAATGGTAATACCGATTTACACGCACTTACCTCAGATGGAAAATTAGGTATTGGCGTTACGAGTCCAGCAGAAAAACTTCAGGTTGATGGCAGTGTAAGAATTTCTGAAAATAGTTGGTTCGATTGGGGTGGCACTGGTTCAAGAATAACTGGTCAATCATCTTATATTCAAATTCAAACTGGTAGCACAGATGTAATAAGAATTAATAATTCTCAAAATGTTGGAATAGGAACTACAAGTCCCCTTCAAAAACTTCATGTAAATGGAATTATACAAACTTCATCTGAATTAAGGTCATCAAGTGGTAATGGACTATACCTTCAAGCATTAGGCACAAGTGGTGGGTTTACACATAGGTTTCAAGACAATGGAACTGATAGAATGGTTATTAATTCATCAGGTAACATTGGAATCGGGACAAGTCCTACTAGTTTATTGCATCTGAAAAAAGATGGTATTTATGATTTAACACTTGAAAATGCAGATGGTTCTAATTGGCGTTCTGGTATAAAAGGTCGTGGTGGGGCTAGTGGTACTCAAACTGGATTTGCATTAGCAGTCGGAAGAGGAACTGGTATAGAGTGTACTGGTGCTTCAGTGTTTGATACATACTTAACGACTACTGCCGATGAAGAATTACATTTTGGTACTAATAATACTGTAAGAATGACTATTGATGGGGGAACTGGTAATGTCGGAATTGGAATTACAAATCCAGTCCATAAGGCACAGGTTTGGGGAGATATGGCATCAACAACATTAAATCTTGGAACAAAAGATGCTACTGGAAATCCCCCAACTAACTCATCTAGTACACAATTAAATATAGAAACTTATGGTGGTGCTGGTAGAATAAAGGTAAGAAGGACTGGTTATGCTGAAGCAACAATAGAAGGTAATAGCGTATCTGCTCAATTTGGTTCAAGTTCAAATCATCCAGTCACCTTTTATGCTAATGGTTCTGAAAAAATGAAGCTTACTACTGCTGGAACACTTGGGATTGGTGACTCAAGTGCAACATATAGTGCTAATACAAAAATTGATGTTCGTAATGGTGCAATACAAAGTAGTTCGTTTTATGTAGGTGGTGAACCTTATCAAGGTACAATAGCTTATAATGGTAATGGTAATATTATTCACACTCCAAGAGATGGTTATGATATTCAATTTAATCTTGGTAATAATCAAGGTCTTATAGTTGCAGATGGATTAATGGCTAATGCTGGTGCCTCAATAGCTGGGACATCAAAAACTTCAGGTGGTATGCCAGTTCATATAAAAGATGCAGAACCTCATTTAATAATTGAAGGTACTAGTTCTTCTCAACAATGGTGGGGAGTTAGTGGTGCTAGTTCGAATTCAAAGTTAATGCATATGATTCTGGATAGTAGTACACAAGTAATGAAATTTGAGTCTGTTAATGATGATGGTAGTGCAAAGAAACAAGTGATAGCTTTTGATGGGCATAATGGTCGGGTTGGCATTGGAACTGTAACCCCAGGTGGACATGGAGAACAACTTGAGGTCTATGGCAATGGTGTAAATACTTCTATAAAAATACATGAAGATGCTGGTAGCCATGAGGCAAAATTACATTTAAGAAGAGGTGGAAGTGATTGGGAAATAATTAATAATGGAGACCTCGCTATTGAAATAGAAGATGCCGAAAAATTTAGAATTAAAACAACTGGTAATGTTGGGATTGGAGTTACAGACCCAGGAGAAGAATTAGATGTTGAAGGTGATATAAGAATAAGAAATACAATACATTCTTTTGCTACTTCTAATAGAGGATTTACAAGACCATGGATGTCATTTAATGAAGGGCAACCTCTCTATAAAACAAGTACAACATCTCACTATCATAGTTTTCAAACTTATGATGGAGTTAATGCTACTACAGTTATGTCTGTTGGTGGAGCTAATAATCGAGTAGGTATTTCATGTATTCCATCAGCAAAACTTGAACTTACAGAAACTAATGTAAACTCGGATGGAATTAAAATAAATAAAAGTGGTACTCAAAGAAGTCTATATATTGACCACAATATGAATATTGGAACTGGTATTACTAGTGATGGTATTTTTGTTGATTACGATAAAACTCAAGCTACAACTGGTGGCACTGCACATATAAAAGGTGTAAATATAGCAGTTAATGATGCAACTGATAGTTCATCTGGCACAACAGTTAATACCACTGGCTTAAGAGTCGCAATGAATATTGCTGGTGGTACAAAATCTGGAACTCATAATAATTATTCTGCTACATTTACTGGTGGTAATGTAGGTATTGATACTGAAAGTCCAGGTAGTCATTTACACATCAGAGGAACTACCCCACAAATAAGGTTACAGAATGATGGTCAAAGTAATTACTTGGCAATGTATCATATAGCTGGTCATGCAAGAATGTTTGTAGAAGGCTCTGGAAAGCTCACTCTAGGTGCTGGTGGTAATGGAGATAGATTAAGAATAGGGGCTGATGGTAAAATTGGTGTTAATCTTGATGCATCAGAAACATTTGAGATTGGTGTATCTAGCGATTCAGATAGTTTATCATTTTACAGAGGAACTGTAGTTGATAATAATGCATTAGGTAAAATAAAATTTAAAGGGAATAATGGAACTGAGGCACATACATATTCACAAATACATAGTATCTGTGGAAATTTTGAAGATGGTGCTGAATATTCAGATGTAGTTATATCTGGTTCAAATGGAAGTGCTGGTCTTGAAGAGATAGCAAGATTTTATGCTAGACAACTTCTTATGACTAATAGTGGGTCTAAGATTGGCATTCGCACCGCAAGTCCAGCAGAGGCTCTTGATGTACATGGTACATTGCAAGTTTCAAGAGTCGGGGCTCCGACATCAAATGCAATACAATTATTTGGTGGTTCGGGAAGTAGTTATCCATATATGAATGTAGTAGGTGAGCATTTTGAAATTCGAACTGCTGGTACTCAAAGATTTAAATTTAATGCAACTGGTTTAGGCATTGGTACTATGAGTCCAGGCTATCCTCTTGAAATTAATAAGTCAACTGATGGGGCAATGGCTGGTTTAACTATTAAGAATACTGCTGGTGGCTCAAGTTCAATAAATGAAACATCAGAAATATATTTACAATTAAATAATGGAAGTAATTCTAGTACAAGTACATCTAAAATAACAGTAGGTAAGGAGGCAGACCATATGACTGCCTCTGATGTAGATACATACATGGCTTTCTCAACTGTGTTGGATGATGCTACTAATGAGAGAATGCGAATTAAGGCTAATGGTCATGTAGGTATTGGATTAAATAATCCTACATCACAACTCCATCTTAAAGGAACTGGTACAATATCACAAGTACAAAGCACAAATACAGTCGCTTATCAATATTTTTATACCTCATCAACTGGTGTTGGTAGTAATGATGGTTTAACTATCGGAGTGAATGGTGTTAATGGAGTTTTTAATAACAGAGAAAGTGGCTCATTAATATTTGGAACTTCTGATACTACAAGATTGACTATACAAAGTAATGGGTGGGCATCTTTTACCGAGCCAATCACTTTAGCCACAACAAAAGCACTATATTTTGATGGTGGAGATAACACATTCATCAGAGAGAATGGTGCAGATACTCTTCAATTTTATACTGGTGGTACAAATAGACTGCAAATAACCTCTGCTGGTAAAGTTGGTATTGGAACTACTGACCCAGGTAATGATTCAATGTTAGATGTTAGGGGAAGGATTAGTGTTAGAGAGGCTAGTGAACTTCAACTTGGAACTCATGCAGATTATACTTTCTTAGAAGGATTTGATACTAGTTCAGATAGGGCACCGAAGAAACCTATTAATTTAAATCCTTGGGGTGGTAATATTGGTATTGGAATTACTGCACCAGAAGAAAATCTTCACATTAATAGTGCTAATGCAACAACTGGATTAATGATTTCAAATAGTGCAACTGATGGTGACCCATATTTAGTATGGAGAACTACTGGTAATACTACTTGGGCAATGGGAATTGATGATGGTGATAATGATGTCTTAGCTATTTGTCAAAGTAATAATTTAGGTAGCGGTAGAAAAGTAACAATTAATCAAAGTGGAAAAGTTGGGATAGCTATTACAAATCCAGTAGAAGACCTTCATGTTGCTGGTTCAGTTAAAACTGGAAATGTTATCGTAGGTGATTCTTATGGAGCTAAAGGAATATTTGGTGCAAATGCACAAGGCAATACAGACCCTGGAGCTATGCATTTTTCAGCATCAAATGTGAATACTACTAATTCAGCATATATAAAAGTAGCAAGTGGGAATACTGGAGATAATGCTACAAAGGGACATATAGATTTAGTTGCTGGTTACTATAGTGGCTCGAGTATGACTGGTGATATAAGATTTTGGACTGGGGCAAATGGAAATCAAAAAAGATTAGAAATAAGTAATAATGGAAATATTGATTTTTGCAATCAATTCCTTAAAAACTGGAATGCTATGGAATCCAGTGGTGGATTATATTTTGATAATGCTGGATATATTGATAATAGGAGTGCAAGTGGAGATTTAGTATTCAGAACTACTGCCTCTATTACTCAGAGGATGAAAATAAAGAGTAATGGAAATGTTGGCATCGGTGTTGAAGCGATGGATGATATTGATTATAGATTAGATGTTGATGGTGCTATACGAGTATCTGATGCTATATATGGATTCCATGATGGTGGTGGTTCTTCAGGAAGAGGTTATGCTCGTAAATGGACTCAGTATGGGCCCAATGTTATACACCACGCTAGTGCTACCGATAGAGATATACATTTTTTTGCTGACCAAGGCACAGATAAGCCTGTTTTAAAAGTAGGTGGTGGGACTGGTTATACAAGAAGGGTAGGGATAAATACTCTTACTCCAGCTTGTGATTTGCATGTCAAAAGTCCAGATGCACATGCATCAATAAAATTAGAATCGGGAAGTGTTAATCACCAAACTTATTTTACAATGGAGGCAGATAGACCATCAGAAAATGATACTATAGCCAATATCCAATTTACTGTTGCTGGGACACTTGCTGGTGCTATTACTGCAATTAGAGGAGATGCTGATAATAAAGCCGATATAGCATTTCATACTACTAATACTGAACGAATGAGGATTTACGATGATGGTAATATTAAAATGGGTACAGATGGTACAACAAATGCACCTAGAGGATTGTTCGATGTAAGAGGAGCTAATCATAATCAAGGATTTTATGTAAATGCTGGTTCTGTAGGGTTACCAACTGATATAGTCCATTCTGGTGGTGCTGGTACATTTGATATACAAGTAAGAAACTATCGCTTGGGAACAAATGGTGGTGGTGATTGCAGTATTTATCCAAAATACGCTGGAAATGATATTGCTATAGGAACTGCATCATTTATTAACTTTCTTAGAATTGATGATACTGATGCGTCAGTACATCGTGAAAAAGGAAAACTTGAAACTGCTTTAGGTGCTGACATAGATGATTCAGTAAAGGTTATAGACTATATTGGGACAGCAATAACTACAGATGCTAATACTCAAGAAATCTTTTTAAATGGTACTTCAACTAGAATGGTAATACCTACTGATGCAACTTGGTTCTTTAAAGTAAATGTAGTAGCTAGGCAAATAGAAAATGGAGTTAGAAGTGCTGGATATAGTTTTGAAGGAGCATTGCAAAATGAAAATGATACAGTTACTCTAGTTGGAGCTACAACAACTTGTGAGGAAGAAGGTGTCTCAGGCTGGAATTGTTCTGTAGTCGCTGATGACACAAATAATTCATTAAAAGTTCAAGTAAAAAATAATGCTAGTAATCGTACACATTGGGTTGCAGAAATTCATATTGTACAGACTAAACAATAATTAAAATTTGTCATGGTGACATTAACAATAACAAAACAAAAAGGTAAATAAAAATGGCTGATAAATACACAAAAAAAGCTGTTTCTTCTCCATCTGAACCATCTCCACCAGCAGACGCTTGGAAAGATGCTATAGTTGAAAAAGAACATCAACCAGCTAAACAGAAAACAGATGTCTCTTACAGACAGATGGAAGCTGAAGTAGCTAATATTGATGCTCAGTCTAAATCACTTGCTGACCGCAAGACTGCTTTAGTAGCTGAGATGGCTGAAGTTAAAAAAGCTGTAGAGGCTTAAATGAAGAAAAGCGAAGTCGTTCTTTTAGGAGGATGGCTTTGTTTTCTTCTTTTTATTCTTTTAATAATTACTACGGTAACAGGATGTAAAAGCGGATGGTCGGTGGGGGGCTTAGATATAAGCCCTTCAGACTCTATAAGTATTGAGTATTTAGTCATAACAGACCAGGATAGTATTCAACATTTATATAGACCATCTGTATTGGAGGGGATTGTTGTCGGGGATAATTATTGCTATAAGCATAATGTTTGGGAAGATGTAAGAAAGAAAAGTGAGTGAAAAACCGAAGACAGCACGTAGTTACAGGGCGGGAGTTATTGATGATAATTTTTCCCTCCATATTAATATCAAGTGGCTTATGCAGTTGTTTGTGGCTATCGCTGGTGTTATTTATGGATACTTACAGATTACGAACAGAATTGCAGAACTTGAGCGAGGAATGGAACTTGCTTCTACCAGCATTGAAGAACTTGTCAATAAGCATATGATTGAAGAACAAAAAACAAGAGCAGAGATGGAAGAACGTATTTCCTTCTTTGAAAAGGAATTAAACTTAAACCCATTTAGTTGGAAAAGGAAAAAGAAATAATGCCAATGCCATTTCACTGCATTGATTGTGATAAACCTGTAGAGCAAGCATTAAATGCTATCTGTGATGAATGTAAGCAAGAGGAGGAATAGCAATGGACTTTCTAGCTATATACTCAGAAGCGGGTATGATAGGTGTCGTAGGGGCTATGTTTGTATTCATGGTATACTCGATGAACAAAAGAGGGAACGAACAAGCAGAGGCTTTGCAAAATTTAAAGGTAGAAAACAAGGGTCAATCTGAGACTCTTGAAAACATGGAAGGTATGGTTATTAAGCTGATAAATAGATGGAATCAAAGTGATGATAAATTAGATAGGAAGTTTGATTCTTTAAATAAAGAGATAAATGATTTAGATAATCAGGTGTCTGAAATAAAGGGTAGTTTATCAAGAGTAAATGGAAAAACATAATGGATAGCTTAAAAGTAACAGGAGTTAGTACTGGATTAGGATTTGTCTATTGGACAGATATTATATCTGGTGTGCTTATGTGTATAATGTTCGCAATACAGATTTATTATTTATATTTAAAAACAAAAAAGATAAAGGAGTCTTAAATGGACTGGATGAATTGGGAAAACTTTGCATATTTGATGATAATCATTCTTGGTGCAGTAGGCACAATGGTTGCTACCAAATATCGTATTGTTGTAAAAGAATTGAAAGAGGTTGCCTCTAAATATCATGAAGCGTCAAAGGACGGTAAAATTGACGAAAAAGAGAGGCAGGCTATAGCAAAAGAATGCATGGATGTCATGATGGCCGTAGTTAAAATGGTCTGGAAGTTCTAAGTGCCTAGATTCGGAAAAAGGTCTAGGAGTAGATTAAAGGGTGTTGATGTTCGCCTAGTAAATGTGTTAAATGAAGTAGTTAAATATTTCGATATAACCGTAATTGAGGGACTAAGAAGTCAAGAGAGACAAAATGAATTAGTTGAGCAAGGTAAGAGTAAGACTAAATTTGGAAAACATGTTGAAGGCAAGGCAGTTGATATTGCTCCATATCCTATAGATTGGAATTCTCGTGACGACTTTCATTATTTAGGTGGCTTTGTTCTTGGTGTTGCTTCTAAGATGGGTGTTGATGTTCGTTGGGGTGGCGACTGGTCAGATTCTAGTCTAAGTAAAAATGCTAGAACAACTAAAGATAATTCATTTGATGACTTGGTTCATTTTGAAATCAAGGAATAGGGCATTATGAGGATAATAAATGAAAATCAGAGACAGAGTAGTTGTATTTCCAGACATACATTTTCCAAACCAAGACGAGAAAGCATTTAAATGTGCTTTAAATGTCATAAAAGCAGTGAAGCCTACTGGCTTCTTATTAATAGGAGATGCTATTGATGGTGAATCAGTTTCACATTGGCAATGGAGTAAGAAAAAGCGCCCTCCTCTTGAGTACCAGCTTCCTGCAATTAAAAAAGAGATTAAAGAAGGCAATAAAGGGCTGGACAGGATTGACAAAGTTCTTAAATCTGTTAAATGCACCAAAAAGCAATTCGCCCAAGGTAATCATGAAAAATGGTTTGACCACTTTGTCGAAGAAAACCCCTATCTTGACCATCTCGGTTCCAGAAGAGCTTTCAAATTCGATGAGCGTGGGTATGAGTGGCATCCCTACGGTGAAATCTTTAAAGTGTTTGGAAGCAAATTACACGCTTATCACGGAGGACACTATATGGGAATTGCCCATGCAAGAACTCACGCCTTACAGTTGGGATGTAACATCATCTATGGACACACGCATGATTCCCAAAAAGCCGTCATTACACATATCTCAGGAAGCCACATGGCATATTCAATGGGGTGCTTAACAGATATGACTAAAGATTACTTAAAGGGTAGACCTACTAATTGGACACATAATGTGGGATTAGTGGATATATTTGATGATGGAAATTTTAATTTAGTAGTTTTAGATATAGTAGATGGAATTACTTCTTATGCGGGAAAAATAATACGTGCCTAAACAACAACAATCAATACGTGACTTTAGTGGTGGTATCAATCGGGGCTCTAATAAAAAGAATCTTAAAGATAATCAATTAACTGAGAGTGTAAATTTTTTATCTGATTCAGTAGGGCAATTAACAACTATTCAAGACGAGGTTGTAGTATCTACAGATTCTTTTATTGACTTATTGCCAGATGGTAATGCTAAAAATATACATTCTTGGTCTGCGGATAATGATGGGTTTACAATTTCTGGTCAGTCAAGTAATTTAATAGCACCTACAATTACAGAGGTAAAAGAACCTAAAAGAGCTGTAATACGATTTTATTTTGGTTCCGATTATGGAGTATGGAATGAAGATTATAGAACATTAAATATTAGAAATATTGACAGGGATGAAAATATTCTTTTTTACCATAATGCTTATAAAGGTGGAGAGGATTGGTCAACTTATAATGCTAATTTAGAACTCCAAGGTAACTCAGTTAAAGCACTTGAAATAATGGCTAATGAAAAAACCACTGGTGAAGTACAAGGTAATTCTACAATCCCTTGGTCTTGGAAATTTTATGACCCAAACTCTACAGACGCAGTTAGTTATTCTGATGAGGCTGATAATCAAGACCATTTAAGTTCAACTACAGCAATCTTAAATGAAAGCGGTGGTTCAAATAAATTTGTTGTTCAAAAAATAACAGATGCTGATTTTGGCTCTGATGTAGCTAATTATCCAATGTGGATGATGGAAATGGAATTTGATTATTATGGGCAAATAAATTATAGTGTAGATGGCAGTTGGCCTAACGGTGGTGGCTCGACTAATTTTCCTTCTGAAAGAAAAAGAAAACCATCTAGTGGAAACTTTACATATGACTCTACTACGATTGACTGGTCTGACTTTAATACGAATATTACAAAAACGAATTCAACAAATAATCGAAATAAAAGTGCTATTCTTTGGAATATGTCTGGAGCCAGTCCAGTATTTGGTCAATTCAGTAAATGGATTTACGGTGTTACTAATATTCCTAGAAATAAACAATATGATTATTCCATTACTATAAAAGTATACACTAATTTAGACCAGACAACTGAAAAAGAAGAGATTTTAACACATACAAATATCCAAGGGGAGACAGTAGATGATTTGTTTAGTGGGTTATTTGGAGCTAGTGAAGATAATTTAATTGAATCAGATGACATACCAGATGACCAGGCTGTTTATTGGAGAAGAACTAGTGCGGGTGTTGAAATTTTTCAAGATGAGCGAACTCCAGCGCCATATGGAATAAAAAGCATTACGGTTGCTAGAGACAATGAGGTTGATTTATCTTCTGTGCAATCGTCTGGGGATATAGGTACTAATTTAGTTGCTATTGCAACAGATAACTCAGAAGCCACTGTTTATTCAGTTGATAATGACCAATGGACTGACTATACTATAGATTTAAAAATAGACACATCCACTTCAACTAATAATTCTGATTTATCATTTTTTGATTCAGAGGGCTATTTAAGTGTTTGTGATACATCATTTAGGGCAAATAATAAACCTAAGTGGTTTGGTAAGCAATCTACAGATAAAACATATTTAAAAGAAGATTTAATGGGTGAAAATTTTGTTTCTGCTGATTTAGCTCCAACTCCTTATGAAGAAGAAATTGATGGGGGTTCTTTAGTTCAAACGGCCCCTCTTTCGCAATGGTCACATATGGGAATGAGTCCTGCTGATAGAAAATCTTTTTTCTCGAATAATACAGAAGTAGAAGCTCTTATATTTGGCAGAAGTGGTGCTGGTGATGATGAAGACACATCAAAGATTGCTATAAAAAAACTTACTCATAGAAAATATGGAGTTGAAGCAGTCGGTATAAGAGCTTATGTAGAATTTCTTGATGGCGCTGGTACAGCAGATACCAATAATAATACAGTTGGAACTTTTACAAAAACTAATTATGTAGAACTTTATTTTACTTATGTTTTTGAGGGGGGATATGTAAGTCAACCAAAGAGATTTCAAATAGACGAAGTTGCTAATAGTACAAATTTTCAAAGTACTGCCTCTAAAGAAAATAATAGAGCAATGGGCATTATGGTATTTATTGGTAGGCAGTTAACTGGCGCTGATGGTACAAATGCATATAATGAAAGACTCAAAGGAGTTGAAATTTGGGCTAAGTATACAGAATCAGACCCGTCTAATATTTATTTAGTTTGTGATATAAATCTGGAAAAAGGATTTAGAAGTAATTTATCTGGTGATTGGCTTCCTTTAAATACATTAACTATATCTAGTCAACATCATGGGTATTCAACTGGCGCAATTGGAGTATCTGCCAGTAGTGATTTTGAACATAAAAGGAGAAGTGACTATTTAGTATTTACCTCTCCTAATTTAGTAGAAAGTTTTTATCAACGCTATGGACTAGACTATAAAGACCCTATTGGATTTGATGTTGGTGGTTCTGGATGGAAAACAGCGTGTATCTTTAATAGGAGAGCTTACTATGGGAATATTAGTATCAGAGGGAAGGAAGGCTCTTTGGTTTACAAGCCTGATGGGATTTTAAAATCTGCTATTGGTATGTATAATACAGTTGGAATAAGTAATTTAGTTGAAGCAACTATTAATGATGGAGATGAAATAACTTCTTTAAGGGTTGTTGGGAATAAATTACTGCAATTTAAAAAGAATAGTTTAACGATTATGGGGATTAAAGTATTAGAGAACGGAGAAACTCGTGAAGTAATAGAGCAAATTGTACACCACGTAGGAATCGAATCAGATAATCAAGTAGCTCAAACCCCTTATGGAATATTTTGGGTGAGTAGAAGTGGTATTTATATTTATAGTGGAGAGACAATTCAAAGACTTACTGAGAATCCAGAAGGTAGTACAATATCTAAACAAGAATGGGAAGAGTTTTATAATGCTAGATTACATATTGGATATGACGCATACTGGAATCAAGTTTTAATAGCAAGGGATTTAAGAAATAATAATAAAACCTTAGTATACTCATTTAATAATAAAGCTTTTAGTACTTCAGATAATTTATTTAATAGTTCACAAAAAACTGGATTCGCAAATACGAAAAATGGGCATATATTATGGGCAGAAGAATATAATAGAACGTCTGGGGATGGCATTGTAAAGAATAATACTACTAATTTACCTAAGAACAAAGATGGTGGCTATACAGCAACTAATTCAAAAGCTACAAACAATATAATACAGTAATGGGAGTAGAAATAAGATTAAAATCAAGTGCCAAGACTAAAAAGTCTATTAGTACAGGGCATTTTACTACTAAAGAATATGATGGTGGCGATGCGAGTCTTATTAAGAAATATAGTAGGATTCATGTTACTTATTCTATTGATGGCCTTGGGACTAGTGCGTTAGCAGTTAATTATAAAATAGATGGTAAGAGCCAATGGAGGTCTGTAGACCCAGAGCCAACAAATCCCCATGTTGTTCACCGTTCTGGTATTACGCATTTTAATAGAACAAATGGTTTACAGTCTACTGCTGAATTGGTAATACCAGGTAAGGCTAAAGGGCGGGGGATTGCATTAAGATTTAGATTAATTCCAGTTGGAGCAGATAATCCATTAGATTTTGAAAATTTTATTTTAGCAGATATAACATTTACATTTAGACCAATTATGAGGAAATAGTATGAGTAATTATAGTTATAAACCCACAACTAATTATATAAAAGCACAAGCTGATTATGATTTACATGAAAGCGATAAAAAGAAATCCCAAGGGATGTTTACAAGCCTTTATAAAAGGTATAAAGACTTAGATAAGATTATGACTTTAACTAGGCATGCTAATTTTGGAAGAGAAGTAGCTAAGACATTTCAAAATACAAAATATCCAGATTGGTTAACTAAGGCATATCCAAATCCAAATAAAATATTGCACCCCCTCCAAAAAGCTCCAAAAGTAAAAGGGTTAATGGCTAATTTAAAAAATTTCCACAATCCCACTTCGGATATGTTGGCAATGGGAGATTTAGGTAGATTGGCTTTACAGCAACCTACTTCTGCTTTAGTACAACAGGGTATGACAGAAGAAGCTGTAAAAGCAGGAACGCAAAGTACGGCTGGAACGCTAATGTCTAATCCTACTATTCAGATTTTAACAGCTCTAATGGCAATGGGATATGGAGCTAATAAACAGGGTACTACACTCAATAGATGGAGTAAGGAGTTAGGAATATGAGTAGATGGAAAATACCACGATGGTTAAAAACTGTTGGTGCAGGTGTAGCTGGTGCTTATTATGCTCCAATACTTATAGGAGGAGGATTATTAGGTGCTGTAGGTGGTGGAATAGCTGGAGCCTCGCTTTCTGGAACTAAAGGTGGAAGAAAGTTTTGGGATACTCATATTGGAAGAGAAGGACTCGTTGGAGGTATAGGTGATGCTACAGGATGGTGGGATAGTGGAACAACGGTAGATAAAAAAGGCAGGGTAATAAAAGCGCTAGACAAAGACATTGCTAATATTCGTTCAAATGTAGAAACATCTAAAAACGTGGCTTTACAGAAATTTAATACAGTTAATGCACTTGAGCAGAAAAAAACAGGTGGAATAATTAATTCAATGAATTTTGCAGGTAATACTGCAACTGATTCAAGTAGGTTTGAGCAAGGGAAACAGGCAATATCAACATCTGTTAATAAAGCCAACATGAATTATATAGATACAATATCTAAAAACATAGAAAGAGACGCACAGGCATCTGACAGGATTTTTGCCTTAGAGGGTCGAAAACAAAACGTAAGGAGTTCATAATGCAAGGAATATTAGATGAATTATCAAACCAAATTGGCACTACATATCGAGATAGGCTAAATCAATCAAATCAGAGACAAATGCAAAATACAGGAATTGTAGCTAAGACAGAGGAGATGCTATTAGCTGATTCTTTAGCGGGAGACCGCCAAGGACAGCAAAATGAATTTCTTCTTGAAAAAATGAGACAAGAATTAGAGGCTCGTTCTAAAGACGATTCCAGTAGATATGCAAATGAGCTTTTAAGATTAAGAGAGCAATTAGATGCTACTTCTAAAAAAGACAGTCTGAGAAGCGCAACTGAACTCGCAAAATATAAGATGGAACTTGATGGCATGATTAAAAAATTGGGTCTTACTTATGATGCAGGAAGAGAAGAAAAAAAGTATGATGCTGAGTTAGAAAAGAAAAAATTAAGAGATGCTTATATTCCTCCAAATTTAAGAGGTGGGCTTGCTGATTTTTTCAATGAAGATAAAACAATGGGTCTTGATGAAAGTGAGATGATAGAAGAATATGGAAAAAGTTCTGGTGAATTAAGACAAATGATTGGAGAGTTAAATCGTTTAGACATACCTAAAAATGACCCTAGGAGAAAATCTGCTGAAAATTTAGTAATGGATGTATGGAAACATTTAAATATGTCAGACCAAGGAAAAGACTTTTTAGACGGAGGAGGCATTTTAGGATGGTTAGGCGTTGACAATACAGAAGAAATTCAAGCTAAAGCTGTCTATGACGAAGTACAAACTATGTTAATGCAACTTGGAATTCCCCAGGAAGAATGGAAAAATAGAAGATGGATTCAAAAAGGCTATTAATATATAGTGAGTCCCTTTGATATACAAAATAGGATTACTGGTTATAACCTTAATCCCCATCTATATGATGATAATCAGATAGCCGAATTAAAAGAGTATGCCGATATATATGGCATTCCATTTAGCGGTTCTGCTGAAAATGCCAAAGAAGCTAGAAAATCAAGTGGTCTATTAAGCCAATTTAGTTCTGGATTTACAGAAGGATTTCTTGGGCCACTATCTATGGGTGGCTGGTCTGAAGAGCCAGAAGATGAAGCTCAAGCAATGGCTCATAGTATGGGGCACCTACTTGGGTTTGCGCTTCCAATGGCTGGTAGTTTGCTTACATTTGGAGGTAGCGGTGTTGCTAGATTAGGTTTATCTGCTACTCAAGTTGCTGTAAAAGCTGGAACTGCTAGTAAGGTAGGTAGGGCATTTAATCAAGGAAGAAGAGCAGTTGGATGGACTGGTGAAGCATTACAAAGTGTAGGTGGTGCTATGAGAGCTGGTTCTCCAGTATCAATAGCAGGCATTGCCGAAGTTCCTCTAAAATCAGTTCCATTATTAGGAGCAGACGCTTTAGAGAGTTGGGCTAAATCACAATTAGCTAAACACGGTTTTGCAGTAGCAAAGCATATCGGGAGAAAAGGCCCTATAACAGGAGTAACAAAAGCTGTAGATATTGCTTTTCAGGCTGGTCATTTAAGTGTAGCAAGTGGAATAAGTGGATTATTTAACGGTGAGAATGACGAAATGAATAATCTATTATTTGGAGCAGTTGCTGGTGGTGCTTTTGGGGGATTAGGAAATTTTGTAACGATGGGAAAGATGATAAAGCATCCTAATGCTAAAATTCGAGGCGCTGGAATGAAAGGGCTTTGGAATTATAGTAAGGAATTCGCAACTGGTAATAAAGAGCGACTTTTGAGTATGGTGGCTGGTGCTGGATTTCAAGGTGGAATGGCTACAATGCAGGGCGCTCCTACTGCTACTCAAGTTTATGAATATTTATTAGGTGGATTCTTTGGTTATCAAGCACAAGGAGCTGTTGCTAAACAAGCTAATGACTATTTTAATAAGTTTAATTCTGAGAAGAATTCAGATGGTACTAATAAATACACATTTGAAGATGTCAGGAAAATGGCTGAAAAAGGTAATCCAGAATTTGAAGCATTAGACCCTGGCGCTCAAAAGATTGTAAAAGAAGCACATTTTCATCATTTAGGAGAAATGTATGATAATACTTTAAGTATACCTAGTGCTACATTATATGAAGCTATGAAGGCAGAACTGCCAAGAGCTGAAAAAAGAATGGCTGAAAAGCTGAATAAAAAAGTAGAAGATTTAGATAAGTACGAAAAAAGACAAGCAGAAGCAGAAGTTGCCGATACTGTTCCTCCTAAAGTAATGGCTATGGAGAAAAGAAATGAGATTGTTAATACAGTTTATCAAGCAATCTTAACTGATAAGCCATCAAAAGCCGTACTTGAAATAACTAAAAATTTATCAGATAAGGATTTACTTGCTGTAAAAAATGGGAATCCTGAGTCATTAGATAGGGCGATACTTGATTATTTTGCTAGTAAACCTCACGATAAAGTCCAAACAACTTATGATGATATTTTAAAAACACAAATTCAATTACAAAAAGGGCAACCAGAACTTAGTTCAGCTCCAATGCTGAAAAGATTCTTAGATAAGCTACAAGATAAATTAGTCGAACTACCTAATATTAAACCTGAAAAGGTATTTAATGATGCTATAAAACTATTTAATAAGAAGGATATAAAGAATAGTAACGATGTTACATCGGCTGTAAAGGCTTACTTAAAGGCATTAACTTTCAAGCATAAAGGGTTAATCATAGATAAGGATATGGAGCGTGGATTAGGTCAATTATTTACAAGAATACAGCAAGAAGAAATTAGACCTATATATTCAATTAATGTTGATAAATCTGAAGTTACTCAAGTATGGCATAAAAATGTTGTAAATAAAGTATTGGGAGTTCTTAGTCCAAAGCCAGCAGATGAAGTTATTAACATGGAAAAGGGATTATGGTCTGATAAGGTTAGAGTGTTTGAATTTGGAGAGGTTGTAAAGACTAAATGGGGTGAGTATAGAACATTCAGTCCGTATGCTAAGTCATTAAACACGACTACTAATCGATGGGAATATGAAATTAAACCATCTGATTGGATAAAAATACAAAGGCACTTATGGAGTTCAAAAGATAAATTTGATGGGCGTGGGGAATTTTATTTAAAAATACCTAAAAAAGACAATGGTGTTGAGAGAATTTATAGATTTCATAAAGATACTAGAAAAACTAGAGCTTATACTATATTTGGAGAGGTTTCAAAAAAAGCAAAAATAGAACCAAAGTTGTTAGAATCTTATTATAAAACAGATAGAGAAGTATGGTATAATACGATGGGAATGACCCGTGATAAGGTTAAGGGGGAAGACAGGACATTTTTAGATAGAGTATATTCCGATTCATTTACATCTAATTATCTATATGAAAAATCTTATAATTTTAAAGGAGCTGTAGATAGGGTAAAACGAGAAGCTTTATTTTCAGCAAAATCATTTTTTCAAGTAAATCCTAAAGATTTTACAAAAATGACAAAAGGCACTGATGAGATTGATATATTTATAATAGATGATTCAAGTGGATTACTTGGAGGTTTAAAGAATAAAGCAAAAAGATTATTTGATAAGAAAAAACCAGAAACTTATTATGTTTTAAATGAAAAAGGAATGCTAGAAGAAAGAGCATGGGAAAGTAAGATAGATGGGTGGATTGTTATGCATTCTGATATGCATAAGCAATTCTTGAAGTCAAATCATCTTGAAGATAGAACATCTCATATTAAACCATCTGTTGCTGTAGAAATAAATGGAGAACTATTTTTAATAAAAGGAGGAGTACATCCAGGCAGAAAAGCATATGATAAATTTTTAAAGAATCCTAATGCCATGATTGTTGTTACTAGCTCTGCAAAACATATACCACAAAGCGTAAAAGATTCTGGTAAAATATATAAAGCTCAATCTAGAGGTAAGACAATATTTGAAGCTATAGACAGTAAGGGGAAAAAAATTGATGTAGAGCCTTCACTTAGAATGCCAATTAAGGATTTTAGAATAAATTTCGGAGTTTATGGCGATAGTCATTCAGCTAGAGCAACAACAATTAAAAAGCAAATGCATTCATTTTTTGATGACCTCACAATGTCAAAAGTTGGGTTTGATAAATTTATGGATAGTGTTTTAGAAATTCCTTTGCGTGGAAGTCCAGAGACTAACACATATATGAAATCTCTTGAAAAAGACTCTTCAGTATTACCTCCTAAGAATTTTGATATTTCAAAAGTGAGCGATAAGCACTTAGTTGAAATAGTAAATAATGTAAATCATCCTCTATTTAAAGAAATGAATCTTGAGATATTTAAAAAAATTAGAGCATTAGAAATCGAAGAAGAAATGCCAGAAATGCATGGGTCATTAATGGAGTTAAAACAATATGCTAATTCTTTTGAGCAAACATACCATTTAACTGGTTATAACCCTATTGCTACTGTCTTAAACATGAATTTGTACCAAAGGGCCGTACATCAGTATAGGATAAATAGATTTAATCAACCAAAGTGGGAAAATAGTGCTAGTGGATGGGTTGCAGGTGTAGACCCAGTAATGGAAGCAATGACTGGTGGATTAAAAGAAAACGCTACTTATCAGTTTTGGAATGGTAAGGGTATGACCAAGCAAAAAGTAGGTCATGTGAAACTTGGAGAATCCCATAAGGATATGAAAATCAAATGGGTAGATGGAAGAGTAGAGAGACTTGAGGATGCTTTTAATGAATATAATGACGCTATTAAAAACAAATCTGGTGAGGTAGCAATCTCGAGAATGAGACAACAGTTATTATTGGCTGTAATGAGAGTTCCTGCTAACGCAGTATCTGGCACTAGAGCATTACTATTTGATGGATTTGTTGATAATGATGTTCAGCTATCAGATTATGGTGTTTATATGAGAGCCAGAGACCATTTCTATATTGATGGTGCTGATGTTGATGGGGATAAAGTATTTTTCTACCAAGGACTACCAAAAGAATATATGCGTGATTTAGTTAAAAATGACGATATGTTAGAGAGAGTTAAAAAAGTTGGTAAAGAAACAAAAAAATATATATTTGAAAATAAAGATGAGAAATTAAATAAGTTATTTAATAGTGAACTAGGCACTAAGAAAAACAAATATGGCGTTAGTGAAGTAGATTATGTTGAGAATAACCCTTTAGGGCAGTGGTCACCTGGAGCTTTGCGTAAAGCTGGTCAATCATCTTTTGCTGGAAAAGAAGGTATGGGTAGAGTTGTAAATACCAAATCATTTATGAATACTGTTTTATCTGATATTATTAAAAACAAAAAAGGAATCTTAGACTTGAAAGTCTATTCTAAGAAAGGCGCTTATTTAGGTAGATTAACTGGAAAAACTAGTGAGGCTATACTAAGGGGGCCAACTGGTTATTATGTAATAGGGGTTGAAGCCTCATCAAGAACAGCAGATAGTGCCAATTATTATAGAATGGCAGATGCAAATGAAATGGTAGAGATTCTATGGAAAAGTGCTTTTAAAAACTTAAAGTTTACACCAAAAAACAAACTTAGTCCTATTGATAGTCCTAAATTTTGGATGTTAAAAAATTCTGAAACTTATAATCAAATACATGATTTAAATCAGAAATTATTTGGATGGAATTATGATAAAAATAGAAAATATAGCGCTGAAGAAATTCAAGAAACATTAAAAAATACTAAGATTGATGGTAGTTATATGAATTCTATTTTAACTATAGCTAACCATATGTCTAAAAACAATTTAAATATAAACCCATTAAGTTCTTTTAATTTTGGTCACTTAGATAGAGCTATTAGACTCATTGGCACTAATATATGGCGAGATAAGGATGTATTAGATTTTGCAGTAAGAAAGAACCTTACTATTAAACCACAATACTGGCGTATTGCATACGATAGAGTTTATGATATAATGTCTAAAAAGCACCCAGATTATAGAACCCAAAAAGGGGCTCCACTAGAAGAGATTGGTAGTGGTGGTAAAGGCAAGGCTCCATATGCTGATTTTATATTTGAAGGTTTAAAAGGAGAACTAACAAAGAGCCAACAATCCACTTTTGATAAAATGTATACAAATGATAGAGCTAATGCAGAAGGCTTTCATTATATGCCTATTAGCAAACACCATGCTTCGAAAGAGAGAGACTATAGATTAAATGATACTTGGGATATTTATAGTGTTATCTCTGCTTTACAGAATGGAAAAAGGTTAAAAAATGCTATTAAAGATGAGGGGTTAACTACTGAAGGTGCAGGGAATGTCCCTTATCAAGAAATAAACAATCTAGCATTTAAAATAATCTCTGGAGGTAAACTATCAGCTTCTGAGCAGGTTACATCTACTAGATGGAAGAAGAAAGTACAAGAAGCAATTAATGTTATTCAGGGCATGCCTGAAGGGCAAATGGATGTCTTTACTAAATATAAAACACCTATGAGTAAAGAACAGAATGATTGGACTGTTTTTAGAGATAACATAGCCACTTATGCAAACCATGTTAAAGGACTTTTCAGAAAAGGCTTTAGAGACAAGGAAGTTGCTGTATATGAAACTAAAGAATCAGCTAATAAAAAAGTACTCGAATACGCTGACCATATCATTAAAACAGCAGAAAGTATGGGCATAGACCCTAGAATCGCATTAGATTATTATTATTCACAATTACTAGGAAGCTTAACACCTCAGACTTTTACAAAAAGAAGTAAACTTAGGAATTTAGAAAGATTAAAAAATGAAACTAAGTCAGAATCCAAAAAGGATGAAATACAGAAAGTAATAGATAATATAAATGATAATTACGAACATACTGGAATACCAAAATTCGCTTGGGAATTAACAGCAATACCAGATAGTTTTAAAAAGGAATTTCTAACAGGCTATGGTAAAACATTTGATATTTTAAATACACATAGACCTCAAGATTTAAAGTCATATAAAGCTGAATTTTTTTATAGAAATAATGAAACAGTAGAAAAAACAGAACCAAGAAGTACGCCAGAATTTGTTGAACAAAAAGAATTTAAAATTGATAGATTATTTGATGTTAAAAAACCAAAGAATATTGACAAATCTAAGGTACCAAGTGATATAACAAATAAAGTAATACCTAGTATAAAAAGAACTTTGAGAACATTACCTTTTGAGTTAACAAGTCAAATAAATGATATATATGTGCTAATGAAATCACAGCAAGGTAAAATATCATCTACCAGCATAAGAAATGCAACATTTGATGATATAAGAAATTTTGATAGGTTTTTAAAAGAATATATAGAGGCTGGTGCAAACCCTAAATCAAATTCTAAAAAGGAATGGGTCTTTAAATTTAAAAATATTTATGAATTGTTATTTCCAGATGTAGTCGGTCAAAGAATGTCTACTCATGACCTAGGAGAGCTATATTCAATAAAGGTATTAGCTAGGAATTTGGATGGAGGAGCAGGAGAGGCAACTATTAAAGTTCCATTATCTGCAATGTCTTATTTACAGCGTAGTTCTAATTCAATAAGAAGATTTGAAGATTCTGTAAAAAACCAGTTACAGGAAAACCTTTTTAAATCTATCGGTATAAAGCAAGAAATTGAAGCACTTCCTAATGGGATTGAGCATTTTCAAAAAATAATGGAGATAGCCGTTAAGAAAATGAACGTAAATAGAACCCTTGAGGGAGATAGACTTCAATTTTATCAAGAAGAATTAAGCGTTAGTAAAAAAGATATATTAGACTACAGCGAAAGAATTTTTAGAATAACTAGGGATGGTAAAACAATAGAGAAATCTGGAGAAGAATTAATAACAGAAGTAACAGAGCAATTAAATACTTTTTTCAAAGAAGAAATGTATGAATCTTGGATAGGTTCTGGATTACTTAATAAAAATAAAGAATGGGAAAAGATTGATTGGAAGGAAGTTGATGAAAGAAGAGCTTATGAAGGTAGTGGCTTAGTAATACATAGCTTAATTAAGTATGATAAGTGGGGAAGGTTTGACATAGATAATTTTTATAATAAGGTTATTAAGCTAGCATCTGAAGGACATTGGCAGTTTGAAAGAATGATAGGCAATAGAAACAGTCCGTTAAGTGTAGAATTATTAAATAGAGTCCAATACGAAATTGCATTAGAGGAAATAATAGAAGCAAATAAACATAAACCAAACAGCATACAAGCTCAGAACATTAGAGCAAAACACAGAAATCCAACAAGAACTGATAGGTTATCTAAAGAAGAAGTTTTTAATGAAACAACTTTTGTTGGTATCGGACAAATTAAAGATGGATATTTTCCACAAATGCTCCATAATAAAGATAAATTAATGAGCTGGATGAACGAACAACAAAATAAGTTAAGATTTCAGCTAGAAAACCATTTAAATACTTTAACATCTAGTGGCAAACTAACAGAAAGTTCAAAGGAGATTAGTAAAAAATATAAACCATCAGAATATGACAATAGATTATATCTAGGTTTAATAAAAGATAGGTCAATAAGTAAGAAGCAATTTATATCTAAGTATCTAGCCAAACAATTAGCAGACTTAGAGGGGATAATTGGCAAGGCAGTAGAAGGAGACAACACAGGCACTTGGGGAATAGAATTTGTTAATTCAATGTATAGAGATTCTAAAAAAGATTGGGCTGATAAGGAATCATTTGGTATGAGACCAGGTACTGGAGCATCTAGAGGAGATGTCCCTATGCCACATTTTAGCTATAATCCAGAAGTTTTACAAAAATATGCAGAGCAATGGACTAGTTCCTTTTTTAAAAATACCCTTTCTTTAATGGCTAGAAAAACAATAAGGAATTATGAAAAAGATAATCCTATGCCAGAAGAAATATATTCAAGGTGGTCTGATGAAATGCGTGGATTTACTCAAGACCAACTAGGGCATGGTGCATTATTGCCAATACATAGACTTGGATTAAGTAAATATCAAGTAAAAAGAATTAAAGCATACATAGATGAGAATAAGGATAATAAAGACTCTAAGGTTCAAGAGATTATAGTCAATTATCAACATAGATTAAGAGCAGATGAGCAATTTAAAAAGCAAACTGGTGTGAAAGGCATAAGATATACTATATCAGACCAAGCTATTATTGACTGGCTTGACATTAAATCACAGGGTTTAGGTCGCCTAACAGGAAAACTTAAAGGATTTGGGACAATTAAACAGCCCGCATTACCAATAATTGGTAAATTACCACCTACTCAGAAGGCAAGAGAGAAAGCTCTTCATGATTTTTTAACAAATGTAGGTAATTTTGAGGCTAAAATGTCTTTATTATCATTACTAGCTCATCCCAAAACAGCTCTTGGTAATATATTTGGAGGTTCTCAGAATACAATATCAAATGCTGGATTTAGAAATTTTATAAAAGCAAACGATACAAAATGGTTACTAACACATGTTTTTAAAGACGCTAAACTAGCAGATGGCACTCCAATATCAGATAAGAATACCATACGGAGGTTTATCAGTGAGGTTGGTGCATTAGAATCTTTTTATGTCACAGAAGCATCTATGGATAAAGGGCTTTCTATAACCAGAATGAGACCTTTTCTAAATGAAATACCTTGGGGAAAATTATTCACAAAAGAAATGACTCAAGTAAAGTGGAAAGAAATAGCACAAAAACATAGAGTATGGGATTCTATGGTAGCATCTGGTGGATGGTTCATGAGAGTATCAGAAGCTAGATTAAGAGCAGATGCTTTTTTAGCTCATTATTTACAAGCTAGAGAAATATATGGTCAACTTATCCCAAATTTAAAATTTGATAATCCTTATTTAATAAGACAAGCTCTGAAAGGAGTTGAAGCAACACAGTTTTTATATCACAATGTAAATAGACCTTCTTTTTCTAGGTCAGCAATGGGAAAAGTTTTAACTAGGTTCCAACCATTCGCATGGAACTCAGTAAAATTTAGAAGAAATATCTATAAAATGGCTAAACGCTATGGAATGACTGATAAACAATCAGTTGATAGATTAAGAAGATTTGTAACTCAAGATTTAATGGTGGCTTCTTTAGCAAATATCTTCATCGGTTCGATATTTGACAGCACTCTACCTCCCCCATTATCTTGGGCACAATCATCTGCTGAATTATTATTTGGAGACCCAGAAGAAAGAGAAAGAGCATTCTTTAGCAGTTATCCACACCCAGCAATGGCCCCACTGCAAACAGTTACAGCTCCAATACATAGATACTATCTTCCAGTAATCACTGCTTTAATAAACGGAGATTGGGATAAATATACTAGTTATTATGTCCATACATTATATCCAGGTGGTAGATTTGCTAGGAGTATATATAAAACTATGCAATCCCCTGAGATGTTTCCTGAATTTATGTTTGGAATACCAGTACATAAACTAGGAGCCAATATGAGAAAAGCTAGAAAAGAAGACGAGGAAGAATAATGCCAGTAACTTGGGATGAAGTTTTAAGCAATATGGGCGTTACAGATAGAGAAACCCTAGAGAAAGCTACAGGTGTTTATAAACCAAAAGAGCTTATTATAGGTATGCCACCAGATTTGGGAATTGCGTCAAGTCCTTTAATAACTGGAAAAAGTCTTATTAGTTTATTAAAACGAGGTTGGAAAAAAATTCCAAAAAGTTCAGCTCAATATGAACTAGCTAAAAATCAATTTAACGAAAATCTTCAAGCAATTTGGAATCCTGTATCAAAAAAAATTGAACATATTCCAACTAAAGATGCTCAAGCTATTCTAAAAAATACTGGTTTTTCGGAATTAGATATGTTAAATATGAATCCAGTTAAAGATTTTACTTGGGGCACTATCACTCCAAAAACAGTAAGGGTGGGGAATCAAAAGCTTAAAGAAAATGTAGTATATGGATATCAAAAAGCATTAATGGGGGATAGGGATTTTTCTATACCAGGAGTTCAAACAATGCATCCTCACTCAAGTATGAATGCTAAAAATGCTGGAGAAGTATATGAAGACATATTAAAATATCAAAAAGACAACCCTCAGTCTTATTTATCATTTGGTGCAACACCTGAAGGTTCTAGATTTTTTGATATAAGTGCAAAAGCACATTCTAGTAGAAAAGGCCCAGGTTCAATGATTGAAAAATTAAAATTTTTAAAAGGTACTAAAACAGACCCTAATTATATTTATGAAGAAATGAAAAGGGCTGTAGAGTCAAAAATTAATGTTGCAACTGAATATAAAAATATGACACCAGTTGATAGGGTTAAAATAATGAATCATTTTAAAAATAAAGCGTCTAGAGATGCTTTTAATGAAAATCCTTACGCTGTTATGAAGTCAGTAGAAGATAAGTTATCTAAATATTATCATCACGGACATTTAGATAGAATAACACCAAGTGAATTGTCAGCAATTAGATTGGACATAAAAACAGCAGATAGAATGCCATATATGGCTGGAGAAAAAACAGCTCCTCCATTTGGATATGAAAGTTTATTGAATATAGGGAATCCTGAAAATATATCAGTACAAGCGCTTGATGTAGTTAGGAGGTCAGGGCAAGCAACAAAAGACCTTAGAAAACTAAGAGGAGTAACAGACCCTAATAATCCTAACTTAGGTGCTGGTTTTATAAATTGGCTAGAAAAGCAAATACCATATTTCCCTAATAAAGCACAAGAAGTTTTAAGAAAGAATTTTAAGCTAGGCTTGTTAGCTCCATTAGTACCAGCAATTAGTGGCAGTAGAGGACAGAAAAAAGGAAGAGACTACTAACAGTTCCAACATTTTTCTTTGTCTACTGGTATATTTTTAAATATAGAATCTCTTAAATATTCATTTGATATTTTATTAGAATCCAAATAAAGATGCCAATATTTTTTACATAAAGGACATTTTTTTGGTTGATAATTACTAGTTCCTATATTTCTATACTTTTCAGTATTTGCATTATTTCCTATCTCTCCAATGTCAACCCAACCTTCTCCTAAATAATAAATTAAATCTCTTATCCTAGCTACAGCTCTTTTTTTATAAACCGTCTCTCCTTTATTCTCATCCTTTGACGAGCCCATATTCTATCCTAACCTCTGTAAAGGGCATCTAAAAAGTTCTTCGAGACTTAGACACGTAAAACCAATCCCAACTTAATAAATGCCCTCTAGTTTTATTTTTTATTAAATTTCTTCTTAATAAAATCCACAGTAGGCCCGCTAATTATCAGTCCAATTCCACCAGCTACCGCCAGCATTAAACATCCAAAAGAGAACCAAGTAAATGATACTATCCAATTTGGAACATCCAATATTATCATAAGAGTACTTCTTTCCTCCTAGGAACTTCTTCGTAGTCCTCTATTTCGTGATAGTCACATATAGCTTGTATTTTATTTTCCATTCTATTAAGCCTTATAACTATGCTTAAAAAGAATAGAAGCATACAAAATACATATACTTCCCATGCCAATAAAAAAGGCACGGTGTTTTGCATTACAGATTGAAAATAATGATACATAATCATCTCCTATTTTAGTTTGTAAAGTTCAGGCAGGAAGGTCGAATCCATGCAGGGAGGTAAGCATCAATCTATTGTCCCTGCCTTCACTTTAATTATTGAGACTTATTTGGCGCCAACCAAGCAATTAACAAGACTTTCTTTCTGTCAACTAGCTGAGAACCTATACCAAATAGACCTTTCATAAGTTAATATTCAAAAAAGAGTTTATTAATTTAAATAAGCCTCAAATTATTTAGTCGCAATTTCCTGTTTTACAATTGCTACTATTTGCATCTATAACTTCATCTTCAGTTGGAGCCTCCTCATTCCTCTTCATACCATCTTTTATATCAGCAATATTTTTATTTGCTTTCTTGAGCAACTTATGTAATTCTTCAGCTAATTCTCTATCAGCTTCTTCAATTTGGGGTCGTTCAATTAAAGCATTAATACATCTATCTATTTCTTCTAAGCTTAAATATACGCCTACTTTATGTACCGTAATTGTCTTAGTTTCAGTTTTAATAGCTATCATACTATCCTCTTAGTTTCTTTAATAACATTAAGAAAACATTTATATCCATTAAAGCATAGGTATTACCTCGGTCTTCTCTAAATGCAACAATATCTGTATGTTCACATTTAAGAAACGATGCAATCTTCTTTCTACGCTTTGCTTGTATCGTGTAATCTTCTACTACGCAATCAACTTCTTCATGTTTACCTAAAGCTCTACCATTTGAACCCCAAGCTCTTTGAGCTTCTAATCCATAATCTTGAGCTAATTTAACTAATTCAGTTTCAAAGCCATTGCCTTTTCTTTTACTAGGACTACTCATTACCACTTATCCCAAGTATGAAGAGCCATAGAAACTTCCATTGGGCCTACTCCTATACCAGTATTTATATGGTATCCATTTAAAAAATGGAATCCTAATTCAAGATGAAATAACCAAAACAGAGTCATTCTATAAGAACGGCTCTTATCTGTTTCTGATTTATTTATCTTTATCATACTCATTTATTATCACTCCTATTCATCACAAATCCACCAGAATCTATAACCTGATTGAATGTCATATCTCGCTTATTAAAATCAAACATTATTTTAATATTACCATCATCTCTAGCTTTCTCAGAATGTAAAGAACGAAGATTATCGTTATTATCACCATTGATAGCTAGAACTTTATCAGCCTTTTGAACAACATTAGTACTACCTTTTAAGCTAGTAATTGTTGTGATACCATCATGCATAGCTTGCTTATTAATGTGATGAACAGCAATAATAATGCATTCTTGACTTTGGGCTGTCGACTTTAATCCATTAATAATGTCATTCATCTTGCTTAATTCATCTTGAACACCTTTTACCCAAACCATATCAGTGGTATCAACAACAACTATTTTTGGTTGAATTCGAGCAATAGTCTCTTGTAGTTTTTTTAACTCTGGAGATTCACACAGAATATTTATATGCTTAAACGCCCTATAATATTCTGGCTTGGCATTACCATCTAAATTTAAAATACCTTGAGTAGGCTTTTGATAAGCAGACATAACATCATCTTTACTTAATGATGCTGTCATCTGAACAAATCTTCTAAATGTTAAATGGAAACTATTCTCTAAAGATAGGAATAGGCAACTCATGTTAGTAAGTCTAGAAACTAGATTCATAACCCAAGTAGATTTACCCAGTCCTGTATTACCAGTAACTACAACAAGCTCACCAGGATACACCCAGAAATCACTACTTAATTCATATAAGTCAGCAAAATTAAAAGCCATATTTGTGAAGTCTTTTGACATGAACTCCTCAAACTTTTCTTCCATATCTGCTGGATTCAATATATTTAAATTGTAATCCTTATGTTTAAAGTGTATACAGTTAGGTTTACAATATTTTGACATAATGTAATCACTACAACTATACTCATAAGCCTCATCAAATACTCTTTGAGAGCATCTTTTAGCCTCATCTGGTAATCCTGACCATTGTGATAAAGTATGTTCTACCACCTTTTCTGGCATTCCATTGCGTCTCATCCAAGATGCAATCCTCATCATTGTATCATTTCTCTCACCAGCAGGAGGAGTAGAACCAAGAACACTTTGCATACAAGTAACAACGCTATTAGGGTCAATCTTAAATTCAGTTCTAACAGTAGTTGGATTCTTTGTATTAAAAGATGGGTATTTTATATATTCATTCAAATATGGTGTAATTTTACCCCATTTTTCATTCGAAAATGATGCAATTTTACACCATTCAGAAGATTCTAAGTTATTAGAGCATTCTTTTATATAATCCATATTGTGATTATTAAAATCATCAACATAAAAAGGTACTTTAAAATTCCCTTTCTTTTGATTATATGAATATCCAGCTCTTATAAGCCTAGCTCCATCATAGATAGAGTCACATTCTGGAAATAAGGAAGACAGTGTTTCTTTTACAGTCCCAGGCAAAGTAGTGGAAGGGGCAAAGCCAAATACATCTGGCATTTCAATATGAAAACCTGTACCACTATACCATATTATTATATGTTCTTTTTCAATACCTAAATCATTTATCATTTCAGTATTAACAAGAAATTTAACAGCATCATATAGTTGAGTATCATCTAAGTCTTTCTTATCGTAATCAAGTATAATGTTATTTATATAATAAACCCCATTATAACCCTGTATACTTCCTGTGGCTTTTATATGTTGGTCTAGTTGCTCATCAAATACATACCAACTATGATATGTTTCTGTTCTATCTTCTTTTTTAAAGATATAGTCATTGAGATTTTCAACAAGAACAGCTTGGCTACGATTAGACACATGTCCTGTGGCAACCTCTACCATACGAATATCACTATTCATTGGCTATCTCTTCTTTAACCTCATAATAACAACCATAAAGTTCTCCATCATTTTCATATGCACAGTATTTACCAATACCATCCACTTCAGCAACATTGCCTTCGCATGTTTTTCCACATTCATCACAAACATCAGGGTATTCAATATCTACAAATTCACTAATATCAGCTATGTTCATTTGAAAATCCTATGTAATAATGTTTTTGAGTTGATTTATTCTCTTTCTTTTCAGAAACGCTTATCCCAAACTTAAAAAGTTTAGAATTATTTTTATCATCATTATATTCCTCACGCAAGCTTCTCCATAATCTACTTAATGTATCAGGAGATACTAATTTCCCATACATATTATTTAGATAATTAACAGCATCAGTTTGGATTACATGATTAGCAATGGTTTGACCTCTTTTATTTTTTAGAAACTCAAGGAGCATGGCAGAATTGCCACGCCCCTTAGTTCCATTGCTTCTTTCTAACACCTTACTAAAATCGTAAGACATTAACCGCCTAAAACAGAGTCTAGCTCAGATTCAGTATCGCTTTTTCCAGCAGGAAGATTATCCCACATGTTGTTAAGCTTCTTATTCTGAACTTCTATCTTATTTGAATGAAGATACTTATTAGGTTTATCATCAAAGCCATTCCACTTTGCTAATAAGTCTTTAATTGCATCTCCATTTTCAGGGGATTGAAAATAATACCAAGTCTCACGAGAATATTTACCGTTTGAATCATATTGAAGTATAAACACTTCACGACCATGCAAATCAGCAATTATCTCATCAGAAAGACTACCATCTTCGGTAATCATATTAGTAGATTTTTCAATACCTGCATCAATAAGAAAATCTCTTACTTTCCAGCTACCACCAGTAACTCCCTTGCTAGTAGAGCCCCATCCAACGAATTTATCTCCGTCTTTAAGATGCTTACCACCAAGAAAGAACTTTTTAGGATATTTACTCCTACCGCTGACATCTTCAGCTTCTATAAAGAGGTTAATGTCATTCCATTTGCTCTCTTTATTTTCAACTTTAGTTATCTTTACACGGTCAATATAAACACCTTTAGGCCAATCTTTTTGAGATTGATTACTAGTGCTTTTTTCTAATGTAAATCCAGACATTTAGTCCTCCTTTAATCCTAGTTTAAGAGTAATGGCTAGCACTTCTCCTACTGTTCTAGGTTGTTCATCTAACCACCCGATACTCTTCTTGCGAATATCATCAGTTAAACCATTATTATCATCTAATATCTTCTCTTTTAAAGAATCAATAGATTTCTTAGTAGCTTTCATATTTGACTTTCTACCAATTTCAACATCACCTATTAAAGCTTGCGCAATAACTTCAGTGATAACAACACCATCGACTTTCCAATTATTATCTTTTAAAGCTTTAATCCTGGCTTTATCAGATTTAGTTGTCTTTGGGTCACGCATTAGTTTATCAAGTTTAACATTCTGGTCTACTGTAATTTCACCTTCTTTAGGAACAGACGCATCTAAGCGAGTCTCAGTATGCATCATTTCTCGAAGGTCTTCATTCATCCACAAACTAATACCATAGCCAGTTAATGTTGAAACACCTTTAGCCAAAGCTCTGCGATAAGTATTTTCTACTTGTGCTGAATTCGGATTAGATATTGCTTGATTGCGTTTATCTCTAACCGCTAGATATTCATTATGAGAATAGGAATTACCATCCGCATTTTCATAATGGATTCTACAATGAACCTGAATAGAGCCATCTGGGAACATAATCCCAAAGATAGGTTTTCCATCATATTCATATACAACATTCTCTGCAACAGCATAAGGATACATCTGTTTTAATTTATCCCAGCAAACTGACCAAGATAAATATTCAGCAGTAAACCCAGTATTTAGAGTTTCTTTAAACTCCTCATAATCTTCTTTACGAAGTTGATAAGGATGTTCTGCCATTATTGTTTCTACCATTTTCAAGATAGTCCTCCAATTGTAGTTTTCGTATTATGCTTTTTAACAATCTGACTAGCAACAAAGAAAGCATTTTTCTTATGTCTACTAGAAGCTCCAAATTGAGTAGATTTTACCCAATCTTGAGTGTGAGATTTAATATGGTCGTGATACTCAGTAACTGCGTTATAAGCATCCCATAATGTCTCACCTTTATTTCCTTTACCAGTATAAAATGCTTGTTTAATAGCATTATAAACTGGAAGAGCTTTATTTCTAGTTAATATTCCAAGTTCTTTGTTTGATTCCTTATGTCTATTATTCAAGAATGGCATTACTGCATCTAAATAAATATCAAGGTCTTTTTCATTCATTGGAATATCAAGAAATGAGTTCATTGAATCTACTGCTTTAGCTATATTACCCTTACGATTATGTAACTTATCAGTTAGCTCAGTAACTCTGTCTTTTATACTACTAGTATGTCTTAGTTTGTATTCAAATGTCTTTTTACCAGAAAGTGACGCAGAAAGTGTATTCTGACAAACAACACGGATAAATACATCTCTAAAACAACTACCAGAACTGCCATCATGACTAGTATATAACAATACATAGTCTAGAATTTTATCATCACCAACAAGGTAATGGTCTGGAGTCTTTGCAAGTATCCAAACTCTCTTACCATCATCAATAGAACCAGCAGTTTCTAATGTATAACCATAATCTTTTATCACATTAAATGGTGCAAAAGCATCTACATTTTGTAATATTTCATATTTAGTACCTACATTACCTAGTACTTGTCCATTATCTCTAATGGTAACAAAATGACCAGTTGGTAAATTAGTTTTAAACCCTAACTTACTAGTGCTATTATAGAAGGTTGGTATTTTTTTAACTTTCCAATCAAGGCCAGCTAGCTCCAAAGCATCTTCTATACTTGGAGACTTTTCTAATGGTGTACCAATTCCATGCCAAGGTTTATCCCCAACATAGAACATACTTTCAATCATGTGACTCATTATTCCTCCTCATCACTTTTTAAATGTTCCGCACTTTCCCTAATTAATTTTTGATTCTCCTCATAGGTAGGGAGACCTAAGAGTGACCATATTTCATCAAGCCAAATTTGACTAGAATTAGACATTCTTTGTCTGTCAACATTCTCTATTTGACCTAATAGCTTTACAAGCTGTTGATATCTATGAGTAGCCATATTAGCATATATTTTATTATTCATATTGCTCATCTATAAACACCTCATATTCTTTTTGATATTTCCAGGGTTTTTCTACTACTAAACAAACAGCTCTAGAGTTGTCGCTTATATAGTTTTCATCCACTAACCAATATATAAAAGAAATAAAATTATCATTTGTTATTGCTATTGTATCAAGCATCGTTATTTAATTTCCCTAAAGCAACATAAAATAGTTCAGGTGTTAATCTTTTAACATTACCATCAACACATCTTTGAGCCATTCTCTTAACAGTCATTAATAATTCACGATTAATCATGTCAAGAGTATTGGCACTTAGCTGAACCCTTGCTTTGCTAAACTCTTTTTTTATTATTGTTTGATTTATTTTCATTTTTAGTCCTTTCTTGAAGTTGTAGTGCAAAAGCAGATAAGTATACACAAGTATCGAGTAATTCTTCTATCGATTCTTGTAACCAATCTCTACCATCATGAACATTAAGCTCATCACCGTATTCTTTTTTACCTTTTTCAAGTCGTTCTTTGATTTTGTTAACTATCTTTTGATTCAAAGTGACTCTCTCAGAGAATAAATGTATAAAAAAACTGCTGAGAGAGCCACGATATCCTTCTTAGATTTTAGCATATAACCTATTACGGGCATAATTAATAAGTTCTATGTCCTGTTGAATTTCGGAGTCCAACTTTCTATATATCTTAGAAGAACTAACTCTTGCTATTCTATATCCGAGCTTTACGCCCTTTTTACTTTTCGTATCAGATATAAACTTAGTTAGCTTAAACTTACTCATACTTCTTATTTCAATAATTTTCTGAGCATAATAATCACCTTTAAGTGATGCTCTTATCTTATCGCTATTACTATATATATTACGATAAGAAACATTTAGCATCTTTTCTAAAGTGTCTTGTTTAATTTCCATACCTCACCTTTAATTTAAATATAAATTATTATATAAATCAAGTTCTATTTGCATCTTACACAAGTTTCCTTTTTTAGTTTATATTTTGGAAACTCATCATATACAAATATTCTTTCTCTACTATATCTGTCATATTCCCAGCAATCATTGCATTCTGGACAAAGTTTTACTTTTATCTTAGTCCATACTCTTTGGTCATTGGGTTTGTAAGGCTTCATTTCTTTTATATACCAAGGCATATCTTTTTCGATGTCAAATAATTCTCCTACATCGTACCATTTTTTATTCAAATCCATTCTCCTTTATCTTTAGTCCTAGTATCTTTGCCTATAATTGTTTCCAATACAGCATTAAAATTTCTAGGACATTTATAATAAACTATATCTTGAGCATGATGATTTTTCCTTGGGGAATGATGTAGTTCAAATTCTTCATAATCATAATTTCCTTCACAGGAATAATATTTTTCTGTAACTTCAACAATAGTTGGCTTTAGCTTATTCTTCGCATCCCGCTTAATTCCTAGCATAACATATAATCTAGAATATCCCACATCATTTTGCATACCATAGCATACATATCCCAATTTTATCCAATTGAATTCAGACCTATCTATACCAGATTCCCAGACTTGAACTATATCTAGTTCTTGTTCTTGAGTAGTTTTAACTACTTGTAATTGTTTTAATTTCATGTTATCCTTTTATATATATACATTATTTTAATTTTATCACATACTGTAAAATTATCATCTAAGTAAGTATAAGAATACTTAGTCCAGTTAATAACTTTATTTAAACTCCAATGAAATTTATATTTTCGACCTATATTTTTAATAAATCTCTTAAATGAGTATAAAGGTAAATCATTACCATAGTGGTTTTTAATATGATATGCACCACGAACATATTGTTTTTTACTTTTTAACATAAGCCCTCTTTTCATGAAAATAGAGACAAGAATCGATGAGCGCTACGGTTCTTCCGATTAACTCAAATATACACAAACTAATGTGGTGCATGGATTGACTACCTTCTTGGATTGCACAAACCCATCTTATCTCTATTTCATATTTAACTTTATTTCCAGCTAGGTTCTAAGTCGATATTGTTTAAATAAAACATTTCTAATAACTGTTCAGCAGTAGGTTTATCTAAACTAAAATCTTCCATCATATAATGAATGACATCTTTTCTTTTAACCTCATCATCACATATATCTCCTAACCAATCTCCTAATTGTATTGTTTCATATATATTGTCCATAATAATATCTTTTTCTGTAATCATGTCAATACAATTGGCTCGACATACTTTTGATTTGCATCACTATCTCTCCAAGCTAAAGCACATTTAACTGTTGGTTCATCAAGAACTTCACGACCCATCCAACCAGTTCGTCCTTCTGGTCTATGATTAGGCACACCTTCAAAATGAGTTTCTCCAGTAGATGGATTAATCATTCTTAAATAATTACCATCTCTAAAACCAGAGTCGGAATTACTATCAGGTATACTTACTTTAACAAGTTCATATGCTCTTTTATCAATAGTATCAATATCTAATATTTCAGAATCAAGAGTATTTAAGACAGTATCCATACCAAAATGTTGAATCAAGATTCTTCTTATTGATACATTATTTAACTTGAATATATCATCCATCTCATAGATTCCATTATCAACTCTTTCTTCAGCTTTTCTATTAGCATATCTAGCACGAGAAGATGTATTTCTTTGGATTCTTCTAGCTTCAAGCCATTCTTTAGCACTATTTTTAAAGTTTTTAGGTAATTTGAAATCAATTAATTCATAATCCCAATTAAACTTTAAAGGAAGATGTTTAGTAGGCATTCCGTCTTCATAATGATACCAGCCTTTACCAACTGGTATTTCTTTTGTATGATTTTTATCAGTTAACCAATCCTGACCTTCAACACTAGTATCGTTCATATCTGAGTCAATAGGACGAGTCCATCTAGACCATCTACTATGCAATTTAACTACATTGTTAAATGGTATTCCAAGTAAACAAGCTGATTGACTAAAGAAACTTCTATCATGTATTATAATAGAATCTTTTGTTAATTCAACAGATGGTGTTCCAATATTCATACCATGACTGGCATAATCATCATAAGCAACTACCTTGTTTTTACCAACACATACCCATATAGCTTTTCTAGTATAATTAACATGGTCAATCCAAACAGAGCCTATACCGTTACTTTTTAGTCTTTCAAACCTATCAAATAACTGCTCAGAATTTTGTTTATCGTTCCATACGCTACGTATCATCAATCTACTACCCTCCTTGTATCTAATGTTAAATGGTCAAACTCTCGAACAATTGTCTTTTTATAAACACCAGGTGGTATTGTTATAGGATTATGTTCTTCATGATAAAGCATTGCACCCTTTCCAGAAGTTTTTTTAGTTTCTGAAATTCTAACATATGATGGTTCATGTATTCTATCATAATTCGCATAGATACTTTCAGCTATAAATCCATTCATTTTATTAGCTTCAAACCTGTGATGATGACCTGTATGTTCACCTAATGCAAGTATACATTTTGCATCAGAAGTTGTATTTTGTCTTTTAGAAAATGCTTCATTCCTAGCTTGACTAGCATGACTCCAACTATTATCCTCTGGGTCAGATTTAGCAGTATTCTTTTCCATATGTTTTATTTCACTAGGTGTCATAGTTGTTAAAACAACATCACCTTGTTGATATTTAATCATTTTCATTTCCTCCTTTATAATCATTAAATATTAAATAAGTTATTAATCCATATGCAGTAATTAACAAAGTTATAAATACATATGGCTGTGATAAAAAACTAATCATTTAGAGTAAGCCTCATTTAATTCAGAATAATTCTGAACAATAAGAAACCAAGTATCTTTAGATAAAGATGTTAATTCCCTAGCTCTTCGGTCGAGCATATTATAATCACCTGATTCTTGAACAACTTTATATTGTTTAAAATCATTTTTACTTACTTGTTTTGTAATATTAGACATTATGTCCTCCTTTTTATTTTAAAAAATTGCTTAATAACTCTCTCAAAGGGTACCAAAGGAATAATTATGAAAAGAACCCTTGTTATACATTATTAAGCAGACACAGTATAACGATGTGTTTAAAACTAGATAGTCACAATATACACCCTATCTAAATCACCGCCTATCCAGCTCTCTTTTAACAAATATGTGGCACTGAAGGGACTCGAGTACTTTGCAGTGTTAACAGAGGTTTCTAAGATTGTTGCGTTTATCCAATAAACATAATTACTTTGTCGTGGCTCCTTCACTGCCTTCACCCTAGGAATGAAATTAGTTCACAGCGGACAACTTTTCGTCACATTAATTGGTACAACTATCCTAGACAAGAGCAGGACAGGCATTTAACTAATCAGTTAAGTTTTTTACAAATGGATTCATATCATCTGCAATGAAATCTTCATCACGAATAATACAAATAGCTCTATCAATCGCATCTATCATTATTTCTTTATTTTCCACATTACCTCTAACATGGTCAAATCTTGTTTTTGTGCGCTTATCAAGAATCATTTCTTTTATTAAATTAAGTGTTTTTATCACTTCATGGTCATACATTATATATTTATCTTTTACAGTATGTGATTCAGTCATCAGATTCCTCTCTTTTCTTAACTTCATCTTCTAAATGATTTTCAAACCTATCAGAGAACCAAGCTGTTTCATATATTCTTTTATGACCGTTATTATCAAATATCTCTAAGTTATAAGATGGATATTTAATAGTAAAAGACAATCTATACAATCTATTAAAAATATTAATAGCCACATCATGTACCGTGACATTATAAAATTCATAATACTTTCTGTATTTAAACATTCTATACTCCTTTTTTATTTTAAACTATAGGGAATTGCATTCTTTCCCCGTTGGTTAGATATACCAGTTACGGTCAAGATATAACAATGCTGTCTTTAGAACACAGTTTACATTGTGTAGGATAACTTATATTAAGTGCTAGCTAAACAGTTAAATAAGCGATTATAATCCTCCGATACATTGGACTTCTCCGTCTTCGGTAATGCGAGATATAAATTATACGACCTAACGATAGATTTAACATTTCTTGTACCCATCACATCTCTTTAGGAGACCCCATGAAAGTACTACAGTTACAACAACTGTTATCGTTTTTACACATACCATTATATCAGTGGTAATAGTATAAATAGGAAGTTTCTAAAGATTAGTTTCTTTAGGTTCACACTATATCTTGGTAGTTACACATATCAGAATGCAATTCCCAAATTTTTAGTTGCGGAGGTGAGAATCGAACTCACAATAAGTCAGGATATGAGCCTGATTAGCCTACCAAAGCTTGTCTCCGCTAATTATTACACTTTTGAGGTTACTGTCCATTTATCTTCGGGTAGAAAGGTTAACAGTCTATAGTCACAAAAGTGAGAAAACACACATACACCTTAAATCCGTGAAAAAAGGGCGAAAACCAGCAATGCTACTCAGCACAGCGTGGAACTCTGGCCACAGTCAATACTCGTCAGTATTTATCCACCCTTTTTTCAACTATATAAAACTAAATGTATCAACATCTTGCTCAATATTACATTTAGTAACAAATATTAACTATGCGTACACGACTAGTGCTTTTCAACCTAGCCCACCACTGCCTACCACTACTCTGGTTTACCCAGCTCCCTCTGCATAGTTAAAAAAAGATAGTAGGTCTAAACACTATCTATTGGACGCTCTATCTCCCAACCAGTTTCTCCAACACTAGTCGCCACTTATTGATGAGTGGGCATCGAAGGTTTTTTCATACCTACAAACAAATTTTAAGGAACTACGCATTTCTGTTGCCAAGCTCGTTACACTCCGAATCTTATTCAATTAACATCAACCTTCTATCAGATGACGCCTAGCTTCGATAATTGCAGACATAAGCGTAGGATACTGCTCCCTACTTACCTCAACAATTGTACCAAAACCAGATTCAATCAACCAATAGTTTTCTGTCGCACGAACTATGTTAGACATACACTATTCTCCTTCGGTTTTTGATTAGCATTGCTTTTTATGCACGGATTTAAAAAGGGTCTGCACACACGCAAACCCTTTCACATCACTCAACAGTTATGAGCCAAGCAATATTTCCATAGCCAAATCAGTATTGTCATCAATATTCTTCAAACTGACTCTGTTCATAACAAAGACACGGTTATTCTCGAACTTAGAATCTATCTCTGTAGGCTCTGTATCCTCAAACTTCTGAGCAGATGCAATGGACATAAGCTTATCTTTAGCCTGTTGTACATTGTCACCCTTATCAGAGCAAGATACAAAGATAGCATCACAGCTATTAGCCCAGTACTCAATACTGTTCTTAATAAGCTCTATACTAGTTAGAGAATTAACTTTGCCTAAACTGTTATTTTTAGCTTTAAAATCGATAGTCATAAGACCTCCCAATGATTAGTTAATTAAAACACTACACATACTGCGTAGCTAAATAAGCCAGGGGCCAACAGGAGTGAGGCTGGGCTGTCATCTTCGTTGAGGTAACGGGAACGGCAATAATTCTCAACGAAAAAGACGGCCCCCATACACTCCTCGTTGGGGGGTAGGAATGGTATATATTACGTTCACTCACTCTAACATAATTTTTTCAAAATTTTTACAATTGTGGTACCCAAGTGACTTTAAGTAGATTCCAGTATGAAAATTGAGAAGTGGAATAGTAAGACCAATAGATTTGAACAAGTTGAAGCCACAGATTCAGATATTGAAGACTTATTCTATATTTTTGAGTACTCCAAAGCAGAAGCTAGCATAGAAGAGACAAAACAGATGATTCTAGAGAGTAACTACGATTTTATTCACCCTGATTATGCAAAAACTAAAAAAAATTGAAAAACATGTTGACATTCATAGGGTTTATTTCGTTTTTTAACAGTATATATACTACAGTATGTAACATACAGTATGATGAACAGTAATATATATATATATACAGCAGTACTATGATAGAGTTAGCTCCAGGCAAAAAACACCCAAAGGATAAGATTATCTTTGTACATGGACACCAAATAACATTTGAGGAGCTTGCGTGGGTTCTGGTTACATTTTGTCAAAATGAGGAGGTTATATATCCTAAACCTCGGTATCAAGGAGCAGATTATCTAAAGAGGTTCCTAAATGAGTGTATGGATAAATTAGATGTATCACAAGAAATTATGGATAAATACAAACTACCAAAGAAAATAGATGGACTTCCTATCAAGAAAATTGAAGATTAATAACTGGGAAGAGGTTACTTACCCAATTATGACTGAACAAGAGGCAAAAGAGAAACAAATGTCATATGTTCATTGGAAAAAGGCAAAAAAGGGACAATTAGCCCTCTCAGATGACGGATATGTTGCAGAATGCCTTAAAAGAGCCAAATATAAGAGCGCTTTGCAAGTAGTTGTGCCATATGGAAGGATGTGGATAAATGATAATGCTAAATTATTGTATGAACCACATAGGGATACGGGAGAATTTTCTCAAACGGGGACTAGACCCTGGATTGAGCGAGAAGCTAGCTTAGAACGTACAAAAAACGCTGTAAAGCTATATGTTAACATGATGCTTGGCACTGGAAAAATTGATTGGGACAAAATTGGGAACGTATATAGACCAGACCAAGCAAAACCAGCAGTTACTGCAAAAAGATTATTTAAACAAAAAAGGATATCAGGCATGGTAGATGATAAAATTCAAGAATATTTAAACGAAAGAGAGCTAAATCAGGGAGATGTCCTTGATGTAATAGCAGAAGCCATTACAATTGCAAGAAATAATGGTGACCCGAGCAATATGCTACGTGGGGCAGAGCAATATATTAAAATAATGGATATGTTACCATCAAAAACACAACAAACAGACACAATTCAGATTGATGTCTCTAAAAAGATACTTGATGAGATTGCTACAGAAGAAACTCGTCAATTAAAACTAGAAAGCACAAAAGAGGTGCAAAATGAAGATAATTCTTGAAAAAGATGAAAAAAGGGAAAAACCCAGGTATATATTAAAACATTTTGTCGTTGAGGCGAACGAGAAGGAATTAAAGAAACTTGATTCATTTAGTAAGGTTTTAATAGATGTTGCTTCAGATATGGGGCTAAAAGCTTACGAAGATGACATGTCTCATCTAATTGGAGCTGATTATTAGTGGAAGAGAGTAAAAAGAAAGAAATACTTTTTCGATTAAAAGATGATATGATGATGTTTGGGAAATTGTGCATCCCAAATATGTTTTCTGCTAAATCTCCCGATTTTCACTATGATTTAACAAAGCACATTATGAATCATGATAATAAGCAGATAAATATTGTTGCGCCTAGGGGACATGCTAAAAGTTCCATTGTTGGTGGTATTCTTCCAATGCACCACTTATTTTTTGGAGAAGGTAAAAAATTAATAGTCCTAGTATCAAGGACTCAAGACCATGCTGTTAAATTACTTGGTTTAATAAAAGATACACTTGATTATAGCGACCAGTGTAGAGAATTGTTTGGCTATTGGGGTCAACATTCTGCTAAGAGCTGGGCGAAGGCTGAAGTAGAGTTAAAAGATGGCTCAGTGATAATATGCAAGGGAACAGGCCAACAGTTAAGAGGAATAAAAATAGGGAACCAGCGTCCCAGCCTTATTGTCGTTGATGACCCAGAAGATGAAAACAATACAAAAACAGCCGAAGCAATGGAATCCAACTTACGTTGGTTGCTACAATCAGCAGTTCCTTCACTAGACCCAAGAAAAGGAAGGATAATTATTGTTGGTACACCACAACACCAGAGATGCTTAGTTGAAACATTAAAAGATATGAAGGGATGGTTGAATTTAACATATAAGCCAGATTTTGATAAAGGATATGCCCTATGGGAAGATTGGTGGTCAATTAAAAAATTAAAGGAGAAAAAAGAAGAATTAGACTCTATAAATAGACTATCTGTGTTTTATAGAGAGTATATGTGTGAAATAGTTGGAGATGAAGACCAATTGTTTAAATTGGAAGATTTAAATTACTATAAAGGAGAAGTGAGACACGATGCAGAAGGAAATGCTGTTTTGGATATTATATCACCACAAAAGCGAGAAGTACCTGTTAATATATTCACAGGAGTAGACCCTGCTTCATCTACAAAGCAAACTGCTGATTATTCTGTAATCTTCAATATAGCAGTAGATAAAGATGGAAACAGGTATGCTTTGCCTTATTACAGGGACAGGGCTACTCCTCTCAATTTAGCAGAGGCAATTGTTAAAAATTATAAAAAATACCGCTCAGAGCGAACACGTATTGAAAGTGTTGGTTATCAGGAGATGTTAAGAGAATATGTGATAAAACGCAGTGAAGAAGAAAATATATTCATTCCAGGGCTAAATATTAAAGAAAATCCAAGAAATAGTAAATCTAGAAGACTTGAGAGCTTACAGCCTATATTTTCTAGGGGAAAAGTTCACATACTTGAAAATATGCAAGATTTAAAAGATGAGCTTTCATTGTTTCCTCGTGGAAAACATGATGACTTATTAGATGGATTATACTACGCTAATAAAAATTCTTATTCACCTCACCATGAGGTAATAGAGGGCCATCAATTAAAGAAAAGCATTATAAATAAAGCAAAAGATTGGATGTTAGCATAAAACTGTTGATGTTCCCCTAGTTTATTTTGCAATTTTGCCCCCAGAATGCCAGCACCTATTCATCCAGAAGTACAAAAGTCAGAAGAGTTACTTGATGATTATCAAGAACATCGTCAATCTTGGGCTAAACAAGCCGTAGAAGATGACGAGTTTCGTAATAACTCTCAATGGACATCTAAACAGCAAACTATCTTAAAAGATAGAGCGCAATCCCCAATAGTTGATAATGTAATTCACCCTGCTGTTGAGCAAGCAAAAGCTCTACTTACAGCAAATAAACCAAAGTTTCAATCTACAGGAAGAGATGATAGTGATACAAAAATAGGAAGAATATTTTCTGATGTCATGAGTTATATTTGGGATACATCAAATGGTAGTGTTGAGCTGAAACAATCTATTGATGATTATTATGTAAAAGGAATGGGTGTTTTACAAGCATATGTAGACCCAATGATGGATTTTGGTAGAGGTGAGGTATGTTTAAAGAGTATAGACCCATTAGATTTATATATTGACCCATCTTCTAGGGATTCTCTTTGTAAGGATGCTAGTAATCTTATTGTTGCTAGATTGTTTACCGAAGACCAGATTACAACAATGTATCCTTCTGTTTTAAAGCCAATAGGTGAAGGCAAAGGTTCATTACTTGACCAAATGACACAAACATCTAATGAAAGATACCCTGGCTCTAGTCGTGAAGGGAATGAAGACCAACAAGTTGGGCCAATCACAGACGATGTTACCAATGTTAGAACATTTGAGATAATAGACAGATATGAAAAAGTAAAGCTCCCTTTCTGGCATTGTTTAGATACTACAAATGGACAAGAGTATATTCATGATGAGGGAGATTATGAAGAATTTTTAAAACAACCTGCTATGGTTGTTGAGACACAGGGTCAAACAAACTTCGTTACTGGTAAGTATGAAGTTCAAGAGTTATTGCAAGTTTATCAACAGACTGGCGGTGTCTTTCACATGATGATGGACATGCAGACTGGACAGCCTCAAATGATGCCTGGCCCTGAAACACCTGAAGCGATTCCAGGCTCAGAAACAAAATTAGCTCCTATATCTTACAATGAATTATTGGCAGAGGGAATACTCGTTTGCAATAATGTATTAGTAGATAGAATCAAGAGGATTTTGTCAATCGGTAGAGTGCTGGTAGCCATGCATATCATGGATATTCAAGATTATCCGATTGTCACTATAATGAACAGGCATAATCGGAATCCTTATCCAATGAGCGATGTTAGGTTTATAAAACCTATCCAAGAGTATATAAATAAGATTACTTCACTTATTATAGCTCACGCATCATCTTCTACAAATACAAAATTGCTCATACCTAGAGGCTCAATGAATAGAAAACAGCTTGAAGAAGAATGGTCTCGAGCTGGAACTGGAGTTATTGAGTTTGACCCAGAACTAGGACAGCCTGTTGTCGCTGGGCCAGTTCCTCTGCCAAATGAATTATATAAAAATAGAGAAGATGCAAAACAGAGTATATATCACATATTAGGCATTCATCCGTTACAGCACGGAGACCCATCATCTGCTCCTAGTACTTATAAGGGTACAGTCGCTATTGATGAGTATTCCCAAAGGCGTATTAAATCAAAGTTAGATGATATTGAGGCATCTTTAAACCAAATGGGAAGAATTATTGTTAATTTAATACAGCAGACTTATACTGATGAGAAAATCATCAGGATAATGAAGCCAGATGGAACAGAGCAAGAAACTACTATTAATAGTCCTATATATGATGATTTAACAAATGAGATTATTGGAAGAACTAATGATATTACAATTGGACAGTATGACTTAATTGTAGTTAGTGGGGGGACATTACCATCTAATAGGTGGGCAAGATTTGATTATTATATGAGTCTATATGAAAAAGGAATTATAGACCAGCAAGAAGTTCTTGAACAGACAGAAGTTGCAGACACAGAAGGCGTTCTAAAGAGAACAAGTATGTTACAACAGTTACAAGCACAAGTTGAAGAACAAGAAGGAAAAATTAAAGAGCTAGAGGGAGACCTACAAACAGCTCAAAGAGAATCCACAAACGATAGAAAGCGTGTGGAAGTAGAAAAATTCAAG